TTAAATTTTGTTGACTTCATCAATAAGCTGCTGTGTGGTTTTATGTGTATACACTCCCTTTGTGACATTGTTTCTCATGCTGTGGCCCATTATGAGTTTGATACAAACCTCATTCGCTCCGACATCATCCATGAGAGATGCGAACGTGTGGCGGCCGTCATGTGGTAGATGCTGCATACCGAGTCTGTTCATAACGGTGTTGAAATTTGCACTCACATACGAACCGTAGGTGTAGTGGTTTCCATACTTATTATTCACAAGAAATCTTCTGTTCGGATCAAACCGATTCTTTATTAGTGGCAGAATTTTATCTGCGATTGGTATTGTTCTGTCTGTGCCGGCCTCTGTTTTCATTCCTCCGATCATGTATTGTTCATCCAGATGCACATTATCCGTGGTTATCTCCAAAAGTTCCGTAGGTCTTAGGCCGGTGTAGATCGTAATGAGAATGAGGTCCACATTGTTTATCACATACAGTTTAGACCAAAGGATTGCGATTTCTTCATTGGTATATCGACTATGAATCTGTTCCGCCGGATCGACCCACGAATATACAAAGAACTTAGACAAATCTTTTTCTATATAGTTGTTCATCAGGGCATACTTGTATAGATTGTTGAGGATTGTGCGGATATTAGAGACAGTAGAGTTTGACTTACAGGTCCATTTATTGATACACTCCTGGACCTCATCAGTTCGTAGGGCATTAAATTTCTTGTGGTGCAAATCTGATAAGTGGTTGAAAGCAATCTCATAGTTCCGCCAGGTGTTTGATGAAATCTTATCTGGCAGAGACTTACGATAGTTCTTCCACTTCCCATACATCTCTGCAAAAGTAGGTGTCTCAGCATATTTAATATGTTCCGCAACCACATCGGCATTATTCAATTCCGACAGAAAAGCATAGGCGTGTTCCTGCTTGGCAAAGTATTCAAGATACTTGAATGTCTGCCGGTAAGCTATGGAATACTCATAGCCCTCTTCCTGCATCAGAGTCTCAGCGAACTCACAGATGGCATCTGAGGAAATGGCAGCCCACATCTGAGCTTTTCTTTTCCATTTGAAGTTATACCGGTTGAGTTCCCGGCGGATATTAGACGGCGGATCTTTCGGAGCATCAATCTCTACAAATTCCGCAATTTCAGAAGTTCGGACAGCATAAGGCTTACGCCTCTTGCCTTTTAGTTTGATTACACTACCGTAACCGTTTGGCAGACGCATAATATCATCCTCCTTTTCCTAAAAATGGGCGTAAAAATGCCCGGTATATTGTTTTTCTACCGGGAAGATGATATAATGCAAGGTGTTCAGTCAAACATTCATCGGATCTTTCCGGTGTGTGTTTATAGATGCCGTCTCTGTTAGCAGCAGAGGCGGTTTTCTATTTTAGTATTTTTGCCGATTTTCAACGACTCTACCAATGATTCTCACTGGCTTATTCTCAATTTCCTCATTTGAATAAAACATAGGCTCATAGGTCTGATTAAAAGGAATGAGTCTGATTCCACTAGGGAACTTTGCCAACTTTTTGCAAGTGGCACTGTCTCCATTGACTAACACAATGACAAGATCGCCTGATTCTGCATAGTTCTGTTTGCGGACAATCACAACATCCCCATTGCAGATACGAGGCTCCATGGAATCTCCCTTTATTTTCAAAGCAAAGAAATCCCCAGTGTGAGCCAATTCTTCTGATATTTCCTCATAATCTATAACATCCTCAATGGCTTCAATAGGAACTCCGGCTGCCACGTTACCAAGCACAGGAATACGGATAGCCTTTTTGGCCATCTTCACTTTCTCCGGTTCTGCGTCAACTTTCGTATTATCGTCAAGCTGAGAGAATAATTCGTCAAACGTCATAAACATTCCGTTTGCAGCTTTCCTTATAGATTGAATAGACGGAACAGGCGGTTCTCCTGTTTTTGGATTGAGATTATTTTCGAGCTGCGATATGTACCCTTTGCTTATTTTACTAGCCTTAGAAAAGTCATCCATACTCATGCTGTTTGTCTCTCTGTATGCCTTTATTATCTGCCCTAATGTCATAAGAAAACCTCCTTTCAATGTTTAGTCCATTATACAATGCACTGAACAAAAAGTCAATTTTTTTGTAAAATGTGCTTGACAATAAATGTTTAGTCGGCTATACTCAAATTGTTCAGTCGAGCAAACATCGGACAAAGAAAGGAGGCGCAGTAATGGCGTATCGAATCAGAGAACTTAGAGAAAAGAAGAAACTTACCCAGGAACAGTTAGCTCAAATGTCTGGCGTAAGCAGAACAACCATAGTTCTGCTTGAAAACAACGAAGAGCATGAGGCTATGGTCGGTACTCTGAAATCGTTGGCGGCGGCTTTGAATGTCCCTGTCAGCAAACTTTTTACCCAAAAAGTTTAGTCGAGTAAACATGAAAAGGATAATCCACAACGAACTAAGGCACAGCAAAACGAACAAAATGAGGTAAGAAGCAATGAACAGTGAGAGAGTAACACCAAAAAATGCAGCAAAAGAGTTGCAAATGGATGTGATTACGCTCCGTGAACTTATGAAAAGGGAGAAATTGCCTATTGGATATGCCATAAAGCGAGAGGGTAAATCCAAGTGGGGATTTTACATATATCGCCACCTTTTGGATCAGGAGAAAGAACGACTTGGTATAGGTTAAGCATCCGCAAGGATTGTTTAATAGATATTTTTGAGGAAAGGAGACGCACCATGAGAAAAGGTACAGTTAAATGGTTCAACGCCGCAAAGGGCTACGGTTTCATTACCGGCGAAGATGGAGTTGACGTGTTCTGCCATTTCAGCGCATTACAGATGGACGGTTACAAGACTCTCGTAGAGGGACAGCCCGTAGAATTTGATGTTGTTGACGGGACCAAGGGATCGCAGGCATCCAACGTAACAGTAATTCAGTAGCGGTTTAGGGGTAAGGCATTGCCGAACCCCATAAACAGAGAAAGGAAAATCCACCATGAAGATTTCAAAAATCACGATAAAGCAGCTCTTCGGGATTAAGGAATGGCAGGGGGACGGAAAGAACATTGAACTTGTCGGAGACAACGGTACTGGAAAAACATCCGTTATTGACGCAATCAGATATGCTCTTACAAATTCCTCCGACCGTGAATTTATCGTAAAAAACGGAGAGACAGAGGGAGAGATCTACATAGAAACAGATAACGGTCTCTCCATTGACAGAAAAGCCAGAACGGCAATGACAGATTACAAATCTGTTAAGCAGAACGGCAATGTAATTCCCAGTCCTGAGTCGTTTCTGAAAACCATATTCACACCGTTACAGCTTTCCCCTATGGAGTTCATCTCTATGGATAAGAAAACCCAGAACGCAACGATTTTGGATATGATTCAGTACGATTGGAACCTTGACACCATCAAGGAATGGTTTGGGGAAATTCCGAGGGATGTAAATTACGAGCAGAATATCTTGGCTGTCCTGAATGATATTCAGGCGGAGAACGGTTACTACTTCATGCACCGCCAGGATGTAAACCGTGATATTCGCGCGAAGAAAGCAGTTATCGCAGATATTGGTAGCTCACTTCCTATCGACTATGACGGAGAGAGATGGGAAAAGGAAAACCTCTCAGACCTCTACACAGAGATTGAGAAGATCCGCAAGAATAACGAGACTATCGAAAAGGCAAAACGCCTTAGAGACAGCCACGATGGAAAAATCCGCTCATTCCAGGCAGACAAGGAAATTAAGATTGCCGCACTTGATACGGAAATGGCTCAGCAGGAAAAGAACATTGAGAGTGAGTTAGCGCAGCTTGAAGAGAGAATAAAAGCTCTCAGAGAGAAGAAAGACGGGCTTGCCGGTGTAAAAGCGGACAAAGTAAAGGTAATTCAGTCGGAGTATGAGGCATCCGTGTCTAAGTATGAAGCTGAGCAGGCATCCTACGCGGAATACGCAGATATGGAAACCACACCTATTGATGATCTTATGGCAAAAGCCAATGAGACTGAGAAGATGAAAGGCCATATCAATGAGTGGCGCAGAATGTTGAACATCCAGAAAGAGGTTGATGAGTTGCAAAGCGAGTCCAACAGTCTCACAGAAAAGATTGAACTGGCAAGAACTCTTCCGGGAACCATTCTGGAAACCGCAGAGATTCCGATTGAGGGTCTGACCGTTAAAGACGGAATACCTCTTATCAATGGATTGCCGGTAAGCAATTTGTCCGAGGGAGAAAAACTTGACCTCTGCATTGATGTGGCAATTCAGAATCCGGCAGGATTACAGATCATCCTCATTGATGGCACTGAGAAACTGTCTGAGGAAAACCGCACACGTCTCTATGAGAAGTGCAAAAAGAAAGGGTTGCAGTTCATAGCAACCAGAACCACAAGCAACAATGAATTAACAGTTATTGAACTGTAGGAGGAAACACTATGGCAGGAAAGAATGATAACTTTGACGCACTTATGGCAATGATGGCACTCAAACACATTATGGATGATACGAAAGATATTGAAATCCATCCGTTCACTTGTGAAGTGGTCGTAACGCCTACATCAATCAGTTGCAGTTCTTCTGGAAATAAGGCATTTCTCGAAGATATTGACGGTGGAATGGAGTGGGCGGAGGAAACCAACAACCTCATCAAAGATATTATGTCTGAGCAGACAATAAAGCTCACTGATTTGGTGAAAAAGAAATTTGGTTTCGATACCGTCAAAGTTAAGCCTAACTCCGAAGATGGTTTTGCGGATTTTTTGAAGAACCTTTTCGGGGGGGGGTACAGACGATAGCGAATAAAACAAATAATCTGCCTGCCATAGCCTTTTCTTGGTAGGCAGATTCATAAAAATACAAGGAGGTTATTTATGGCAACAAAAGACACAAATTATTTAGTGGCAGTTCATAAAGGACTGGACGAAAGCCTTGAAAAACAGGTTGCGGCTCTGCCGGAGAAATTCAACAAGCAGAGATTTCTACAGAACTGCATGACGGTTCTGCAGGACGGACAGGCTGATTTTTCAAAATGTGAAGCACCGACCGTTGTGCGAACACTCTTAAAAGGAGCGTTCCTTGGTCTCGATTTCTTTAACGGAGAGTGTTACGCAATTCCTTACGGAAATCAGTGTCAGTTCCAGACTGATTACAAGGGAGAGATCAAGCTGTGCAAGAGATATTCGAGCAATCCTATTCAGGACATTTACGCAAAGGTAGTCCGTGAGGGAGATGAGTTTGAGGAAGTAATTGAAAACGGTAAGCAGTATGTCAATTTCAGACCTAAGACTTTTTCAAACGGAGAGATTATCGGTGCATTTGCGGTAGTCCTCTACAAAGACGGTTCCATGATGTACGACACCATGAGCAAAGAGGACATTGAACATACCAGACAGACATTCTCAAAGGCAGCAAACAGTAAGGCTTGGAAAGAAAGTTACGGAGAGATGTGTAAGAAAACAGTTCTCCGCCGACTGTGTAAGTTGATTGACCTCAACTTTGATACAGCAGAACAGTGTCAGGCATTTGAAGATGGTTCGGCATTTGATGTTAAGGAAAAACCAAAAGAGAAGTATCGGGCACAGGACATTTATCAGTCTCAGGATCAGAGTTCTCATAACGGAGATGAGGATTCTGATGGTGTGATTGATGGAACATTTAAGGAAGTAGATGAGTAACCTCATCGCACTTACCCCGGAGAATTACTACTCACAGGAAGCCAATATGCAGTATGTGTCCGTATCTCAGTATAAGGACTTCAATGGCACAACCGGAAAGTTAGGTTGTGAGGCTTATGCGATGGCAAAACTCCGGGGAGAAGTAGAGGAAGTCTCCACCACTCCGTTATTGGTAGGTTCTTATGTGGATGCCTACTTTGAGGGGACACTTCCTACATTTTCCGCACAGCACCCAGAAATCTTTTCATCCAGAGGTAAAACCGCCGGAGAATTGAAAGCCGAGTACAAGCAGGCCTCTGCAATGATTGACAGGGCAGAAAAAGACAAAGTTTTTATGCAGTATATGGCCGGAGATAAGCAGGTAATTATGACCGGGGAAATCAATGGCATACCGGTAAAAATCAAAATTGATAGTTGCGATGGAAAAAGGATCACTGACTTAAAAACCGTAAAATCTGTTACAGAAACTTTTTATGCAAAGGATCTCGGACAGAGACTTAATTTCTGCGAATGGTGGGGATATGACCTCCAAGGGGCTGTTTATAGAGAAATATATAGGCAGAACACAGGTAAATTGTTACCGTTTTATATTTGTGCAATTAGCAAAGATAAGACTTCTCCAGGAAATATACCTCATCCGAGAATTAAGGTTATTGAAATTCCACCTATGGTTATGGATGAGAAACTGGCAGAGTTCCAAAGCAATATCATCAAGGTTCAACGCCTGAAAGATGGAGAAATTGAACCTCTGAGATGTGAGGTGTGCGACTATTGTGCCGACACTGAGGTTTTGGATGGGCCTATATCAATGGATATGCTTATGGGAGAGATTTAATGAGAGATTCAATTATTGTGGATATGAAATATGCGGATCTTGATATTATCAACGGTCAGTATGGGGTTGAGAGGCATCACTGTCTCGGAGGTCCCAACCGAAAAAAAGCAGATGAAGATGGCTTATGGGTTCCACTCACATCAGAACATCACAGAACGGGGAAGATAAGCGCACACCAGAGCACAGAGGTACAAAAACTCTTGCAGATAATAGCGCAGCTCTCCTACGAACTCAATGAGGTATCACAAGGACTTACCGTGGATGAAGCACGAAAAAAGTTCTTTGATAGATACAGAAAATTCTACATTTAGGAAAGGAAGTGATAAAAGTGGCAGAGAAACTTACATTGGCATCTATGTGTGCCGGAGGCGTTCAGGAAAGAATCGACAGAGCGTTGGCAAAGATTTCTGACAACATTCTCGATTTGAATACGGATGCCAAGAAGAAAAGAACTCTCGACATTAAGATTGTTCTCACTCCATCAGAGGATGATAGAGAAGATGTTGCTGTTGAGGTTCAGACTTCCGTTAAGTTGGCTCCTGAGATGGGACTGAAAACTCAGTTATTCATCAACAAGGACTTCCGTAGCGGCGTAACAACCCTCACAGAACACGCAAAAGGCGCAATCAAAGGTCAGCTTACTCTTGATGAGTGCGGTATGTGCATGGATCCGGAAAAGGATTCAGCACCGACAGCAGAGGAACTTGGTTGCGATCCTGAGACTGGAGAGGTACTGGAAGAAAAATCAGAACCTCCGAAAGAGGGAAAGAAAGTAATCAGCATGAGAGACGCAGTAAATAGTTAGGAGGATATTATGTTTTTCAAGGAAGCATACGAAGCTCTCAAACAGGGAGCTATCGTTAAACTGCCGGAATGGGCTGGATATTGGAGATGGGAGGATAATTCCATCAAAATGCACTGCAAGGACGGAAAAGTATTAGATATTCGTGAGACAGACAACGTTGACTACACGCTCACTTTCATCCTCAGAGATGATTGGGAGATTGCAGCCGGTCCCGATGTAAAAGACTTGAATATCCAGACATTCACATTCGGAGAAGCAGTACGCAGATTAAAAGCAGGGCAAAAAGTAACCCGTAAGGGATGGAATGGAAAGGGAATGTTTGTTGTTTACCAGAAAGGTTATCCGCAGGGTATTCCGTGTAATAAACAGACAGCCGAAGCGTGGGGACTCAATGAGGGAGATTTGTTTGTATGCAATCCGTATTTACAGATCCGTTGCGTTGACGGCTCACATTCCATGTGGGTTCCGAGTATCAATGATTGCCTTGCCGAAGATTGGTGTAGCGCACAGTAACAGGAGGAAAATATGTTAAAAGCAGCTATTGAGAAAATTCTTTCTCTCGATGCTCCTCATATTGAGGAAATTGAGGGAAGAACCTATGTAGACAAAGATATGACACAGATCGGCAAGGAACTCAGAGCGACCAGTATCACAATGAACAATCTGAGTAGCCTTGTGGATTTCATCAAAAAGAGTAAGGCTGATTTCAAGACCGGTCATTACATCGCCCAGGTGGTTTCTCCTACTGAGGTTCGTCTGTTCTCCAGTTTGGATGCAGACCGTCAGAGAGAAACACTGGCAGTTGTCAAAGCAGAGATCCCGGAGTTTTCATTCGGTCAGTTCATCGGAAACGAAGAGTTTGTTATCGGTGTGCAGTCCAAGTTCTTAAACGAGGATGCTGAGGCAAATGATAAGCCGATCATCTTACAGTTTGCCGGAAATGTTAAGGCCGGCACTGTTGCAGAATACGGAGACACCGGAGTAGGACAGAAAGCGGCAATCAAGAAAGGCGTTGCCTCTCTGCAGGAAGTCGAAGTTCCGAGTCCTTGCCGCCTGATGCCGTACAGAACCTTTACAGAAGTTGCACAGCCTATGAGCAACTTCATTTTCAGAGTAAAGGACAATGACCGTTATGGCGTTACCTGTGCCTTGTTTGAGGCAGACGGAGGCGCATGGAAGAATGAGGCGAAAGCCAACATCAAAGCGTATCTCGAAAAAGAACTTGCGGATGTATCAAACATTTTCGTGATTTCCTAAATAATCGTAACCCGTAAATATGTTTCTGCAATTATCTCCTAAGATTGGTCTCTGAGGAAAATATGTCACGAAAGCCGCAGAACACACAAACGGTTTACCTCCTTTTAAGAAATTCGATTAGTTAAATGGTATAAACCCCTGACAAGGATCTTTTGTTAAATTACCCAGGAGCCGTCATTCCGGCGGCTCCACCCATAATGAAAGAAAGGAGGACTTAGAGATGCACAAGGTTGTTATCAAAGGAAATTATTACGGCAGAACCAGAACCTTACCAGATCTTAACGATTACTTACATGAGTGTGCAAGGCATCCTCAGATGGGTGCAAAAATGAAAAGAGATTACCAGATGATCGTGTGTAACGCTATCAGGACGCAGTTGCCGAGACTTACGATTACAAACCCTATCATCATTCATTACAACTTCTATGAACCAGATAAGCAGCGTGACAAGGGCAATATTTTTTCTTTTGCCGATAAAGTTTTTCAGGATGCTTTGCAGAAATGTGGAGTGATTAAAAACGATGGTTGGAAAGAAATCGACAACTTTACGCATGACTTCTATGTGGATAAGAAAAACCCAAGGATTGAGATATTCCTTGAAGAGATAGAGAAAGGACCGTTCGATGGCTGAGAAAAAGTATTTTTGGCTCAAAATGCCCCGGAACTTCTTTGAAAAACACTATATCAAGATACTTAGAGCAAAGGATAATGGCGATCTTTTGGTTATGTTCTATATATGGATGATTACAGAGTCAATCGACCATGAGGGCAAACTGCGATTTTCCGAAGATATTCCATATGACGCAGAAATGTTGGCGGAAGCGTCCGGTTTTGCGTTACAGATTGTTACACAAGCGTTACAACAATTTTCAAAATTACAGCTTGTGGTTACGGAAAGTGACGGCACGCTATTTTTACCAAAATCTCTGAAAATGATTGGGTCTGAATCGGCATCCGCACAGAGGGTTAGGGAGTATCGGGAGAGAGAAAAAAACAAGACAAAACCCACTGAGACACCCGAAAACACTGAATGTAACGAACGTGTAACAGAGAGTAACGTTGACGTTCAAAAAGGTAACATAGAGAAAGAGTTAGAGAAAGAGTTAGAGAAAGAAAATAAAAAAGGGGGAAAGAGGGAAACTACCCAATCAATTTTTGAAAGGCTTCTCCCTGAGTACACCATCTCTGATGTAATGGCAGATAAACTTCGCGAATGGTTCAAGTATAAGACGGAACGGAAAGACGGATATAAGGAACAGGGCATGAAGTCGTTGTTAAAACAGGTTGCCAATAAGGTCTCTGTCTATGGAGATACTGCCGTATGCAATCTTATTGATGAATGTATGTCGAATGGATGGAAAGGCATTATTTGGGATAAATTGCAATCATCTTCTGCATACAGAAATAGCGGAGATCGCATTGGAAACAGAGTAAAGGATGTGGATGGCTGGTAATGGAAAGAGAAGAATTTAAGATTTTGGCAAAAGCTATGAAAGCGGTCTACGCACAGCCGACATTCATACCAGATAAAGACGCTTTCGATGTGTGGTATGGATTATTACAAGATCTTCCGTATGAGCAGGCAAATTTGGCGATACAAAAGTATATGACGAGTGAACGTTTTCCACCAACCATCGCGGATATTCGCACTAAAGCAACGGAGATAATTGCTCCGGCGGAAGAAAGCATGAGCGAACTGCAGGCATGGGCGTTGGTACAGAGGGCGTTAAGGAACTCCGGTTATAACTCAGAAGAGGAATTTGCAAAACTGCCGGAGGCGTGCCAAAGAGCTGTTGGAACGGCGGCAAACCTCAAAGAGTGGGCGTTGATGGATTCAGACCAAGTGGCAACCATTGAACAGTCACACTTTATCAGGAACTATCGGACTTCGGTGCAGCGGATGAAAGAAGAGGCACGTCTGCCGGAGAATGTAAGGATGCTCATAACCGATATGGGGAAGAAACACGCAGCACTTATGGAAAAGGCAGCGGATCCACAGATAGAAATGCAAAAGATTGAAGTGCCGGAGGAAAAAGCCGAACCACCATCCGGTATGTCAGAAGAGACCAGAAAGAGACTGGATGAAATGTATGAGAAGTTCGGTGTTAAAAAGTAACGGAGGAAAGGGCAGCGCGCATAAATCCCGGGAACCTCTGAAATGGATTGAGAAAATTATCATACAAAGAGATGAGGGAAAGAGGATTGTGTCCGAAGTGTGGCAAAGAAAACCCAACGCCGGAAAGATCCATGTGTCCTGACTGTGCGGCAAGAAATTCTGAATTACGCAAGCAGAACCGAAAATACCATGAAAGGATTGGGATATGCACTCATTGTGGGAAAAATCCAGCAGAACCTAACAAAAAGCTATGTTATGAGTGTTTGGGTCAATTTCAAGATAGTTATTCGGAAAAAGGGAAAACCGATGAACAGAAAGAGAAAGATCGGCTGAGGAAAAGGCAGTTAAAACAGACACGCATCGAAAACGGTCTATGCCCCAGATGCGGAAAACATCAATCACAGAATGGTGGTTTGTGCCAGAGATGCAGGGCGTATCTGAAAAATTATAGAGACAAAAACCGATGCGATTTGTCACGTTCAGAGAGACCGGACTACGGCATTTGCTATATATGTGGCAAAAATCCAACAATGAAAGGGAAAAAGGTGTGCGATAAGTGTTATGAAACACGGCTGAGTACCTTACCGGCAATGTGGGAAAATGCGAATAATGACTACTTCCGGCAGCTTAATTATGCGAGATTTTGCATGATAAAAAATCAAAGAAAGGAGAAAACGAGTGGATCAGATTTCAATGTTTGATTTAATGTACCCAACATTTAAGACTGACAACCCGGTGCGATTGATAGAATTGTTTGCCGGGGTTGGTTCTCAGGCGATGGCACTTCGTAATCTTGGCGTACCGTTTGAACATTACCTTATGTCTGAATGGGAAATGCACGCCACGGCATCATACAAAGCTATTCACATGGCGGACGATGATACGGATTACAGTGCGGAAATGAGTTCTGAGGATGTTATACAGGCACTTACTCAGTTGGGAATATCCGTGGACGGAAAGAAACCTCTCACGGAAGAGCAGATAAGGAGTCATTCATACAGTGACGCATGGCGCAGAGAATGTTACAACAACATAAAAGCCACGCACAACCTTGTCAACATTTGCTCAATGAGGGGGGGTGATCTGGCAATAACGAATACTGACAGATACACCTACCTTATGACGTATTCGTTTCCATAAGACCTTGCCAGGACTTATCACTCGCCGGAAAGATGCGAGGAATGAAAAAAGGATCAGGAACACGTTCCGGGTTACTGTGGGAAGTTGAAAGACTTCTGAATGAGACAGAAAATCTTCCCCAGATACTTCTCATGGAGAATGTGCCACAGGTTATCAGCGCAGACAACATAGACGATTTTCATAGCTGGTGCAGCTTTCTTGAAAGCAAGGGATATAAGTGTTATACGCAGATCCTCAATGCAAAGGATTACGGAGTGGCACAGAACAGAGAGCGTTGTTTCATGGTATCTATTTTGGGAGATTATAATTACAAATTTCCGCAGCCGGTTCCACTGGATAAGACAATGAAAGATTATTTGGAGGACGAGGTAGACGAAAAGTATTACATCAACTCTGAAAAGGCACAGAAACTCATCAAGGACTTACGAGAGAGCGGTCAGTTAGACGGTATCTCAAAAACCGTTAGGGGGGGGCAGAGGCTCAGTAGACCGGCATCATTGGGATGCGGTGTTACAGAAGTAGACAGCTCAGATGAACCATGAGCCGGCCATTGATTGTGGCTCATACGGGAACAGGCGGAGAAAGAGGACGTATAATGTCCCCGGATGGCATATCAGTGGCATTGTCGGCAACGGATTATAAAGATCCACCGAAAGTTTTAGTGGAGGAAAAAGTAAATGGCAGACAGAATAATCGTAGTCGGCTCACTGAACCCGGAAAAAGAAGTCCAGGACAGGGTCCGAGTTTTATCGGGGGGGGTATTTGCCAAGCGATAAGGGCAACAGACTACAAAGATCCTCCGAAAGTGCTTGTGGAATCTACGACCCATACAATAAAGCATTGTACAAAATGATATGTCCTACCCTATTGGCGAGCGACTACAAACATTTGAAATATGTAATTGAGGAACTATGAAATGGCAAATAAGGTACGCTGCATACAACTGGGGAATATCGCCGTAGGAAAGAGCTGGGATAATCCTCAGAGCGGAAGAATTTATTCCGTAGACGGAATTGCCCCGACCTTAAACACTTGTGGGGGGCAATTTGGAACCAAAGATATTAGAAATCAAGGAAAGGAAAGAAGATATTGCAGACCGGGATTAAGAGGTTAGGCAATATTCTCCCCACTTCCACGAGAGAGAACCCAAACCAAGGGCGAGTGTATGATACCGGCGGCATAGCTCCGGCGATTACGAGTGGGGGGGTACTGTACCTTGCATAATAACAGAGACGGAGGCGAAAACGTGGTTGAAAGAATCATTGTTGCAAGCAGAGGGCGAAACCCAAGCAATCCATCAGACAGAACCACAGGCGCACCAACGGAACAACGGTTAGAGCCAAACTCAGAGGGGTTGTGCAATACACTTACTTCCGTCCAAAAAGACAACTATGTTTTGGAGATAAGAGTAAATGAGGATTGACTTTGCGATATGCCGTTGCGTCAGAACTGAATACGGCAAAAGGATAAGAAAATTATACGAAAGCCACCAGATTTCAGAAAAAAGAGGCAATATGACTCAACTTGAAGCAAGAACTGATGGCATATCCAACACCCTCACAACTGTTCAAAAAGACAATCTGGTTTTAGAGATAAGGACGGTGGATGATGGATAGAGAGTATGTAGGCATCCGGCAGGCAACACAGAAAGGTTATATCGAATGTGAGATTGGCGGAGTTGCAGATTTCTCATACCCGACAAGTAAATTACGGCGAGGAAGAGTGCAAGGAGGCGGTCATGTATGCCCTACACTTACATCCCAAAGCATGGGGATTTGCCGTATTGAGAAAATTGTTCGGGGGGGGGCAGGACGGTATGCAGCATAGTGACAATCTCGCGGAAAGGAGTACAGAAATGGCAAAAGTAGGGCAGATTTCCAACGAGGGAAGTCAATGCGGATCTGTTTATTCTGATGATGGCAATTCTCCAACGTTGACCGCCGGAACGCATGGAGATGCGAACTCAAAGGTTTGCACAGAGTACCGCATAAGAAAGCTCACTCCAAAAGAGTGCTGGCGGCTGATGGATTTCTCAGATGCAGATTTCCATAAGGCGGAGAAAGTAAATAGTAACACACAGCTTTATAAGCAGGCCGGAAACAGTATCGTGGTAAATGTTCTGGTTGCAATCTTAGGGCAGTTATTCATCGGAAAAGAGGATGTATATAGAGACTGCAAGGTAAAGAAATAGGAGGCAATATGCAGAAATTAAAACAGATGGTGGTAATGAGAGAAAACCACGAAAGAGACGAGGGAACAATGGGATTTCACGATTATGTGACAGTGAAAGAGGACTTCAATAAATTTGTGGACAGAGTAACAGAGGCTTGCGAAACAGTTAATGGCAAATTCTTAGGAGTTTCTTATCCTAACGAAGATACCGCCGTTATTCTGTATAGATGGTCTGACGGATTGCATTAAATTTTTTTGAAGAGAATGTTTAGTCAGACAAACGAAAACGTGAAAGAAAGGAGAAAAATCAGTATGTTTAGAAAAACAGAAAAGGAAAAACAGGAAGATAACAAGGAAACAGACGTTGAGTATGCAGACTATGAGATCTGCCGGAAGAGCAAAGTTGGAGAGTATATTCAGGCAGGGCAGGAGTTTTTTGTGGCTGACATGAAAAAGAAAAAGATTTACAGCTCCAACGATCTGCGCCTGAGAGAGCTATCGGAAAAGGTAGACTCTGAGGACACATTCGTATTCAAAGAAGCAACTTATATGTAAACAGGAGGACAGTTTTATGAGCAACAGCAGTAATGGAAACAGTGGAAAAGCATCAGGCGGTATCGGATTTTTCGGAGTGTTACAGCTTATCTTAATCACTCTGAAATTATGCAAAGTAATCACATGGTCTTGGTGGTTAGTTCTTCTCCCTATCTGGATTGGGGTTGGACTTACGGCAATTCTTATTGTAATCATCGTGATCGCAACAATTTTGAAGTAGGAGGGAAAGACATTGACGCAGGAGCAGATGAGAAACCTCAACACCATCGTAGAAACGTATGGAAACGATGCACAGGAGGATATGGCTATTGAAGAGTGTTCGGAACTCATCAAAGCCATTCTGAAATTCCGCCGTAGCGATGAAAAAACAGCGGAAATGAGAGAAGCAGTGATTGATGAAATTGCAGATGTACAGATCATGCTCACACAGTTGGAAATTATTTTTAACTGCGTAGCAGAGGTAGAGGATCGAATTGATTTCAAAATCAATCGACAGATGGGGCGAATTAAGGAAAGAGAGGCAAAACGTGATGTTTGTTAAGTCTCAGGATGGAGCGGTAGTTCTGAACAACGACAAGGTAACAGAATACAGCACGGACAGCAAATATGATGGGCGGTACAAAGTTGCTGCCCTCGTAGGAGAAAGCAGAGTAGTGATTGGCAGATACTCCACGAAAGAAAAATGCAGAATGGCGATTTCAATGCTTATGGACTGCTACACCATGAATTTGCTGTTTGAAAGAGGACAGGATGAAAACCCCAGAGACTTAGTATGTGAATATGTGGCGGATCAACCACTTGGAGTGTTCGAGATGCCGCAGGAGGATGAAATCGAATAGGAGGACACTATGAGCAAAGAGTTTTATAGAGGGGAAATCTTCTATATCCGCAACGAGAGCGAATATAGCGGAAATGTACAGGGGGGGGGTAGACCGGCGGTAATCATAAGCAATGACATTGGAAACAATGCGGCTCCCATATTGGAAGTGGTTTACCTTACCACTCAGGAAAAGAAACCGTTGCCGACACACGTTAAGATCAACAGTTCAAAATATCCGTCCACCGTGCTTTGTGAGCAGATTGATACGGTAAACAAAGATAAGGTTGGAGATTACATAGGACAGTGTTCTATGGCAGAAATGAAAAAGATTGATGCAGCGTTGGCGGTAAGCATCGGTATTGGAATTAACATCAAATCGAATGATCTGGTAAAGAAGTGGGCGGAAGCTGCAAATGAAGTAGTGGAGCCGGAGAAGAAAGAACCTGAACCTGTTGTGGCAAAGGTGGAGATGCCGGACATTGAGACACAGTTGGAAATCGCAAAAATCACAGCCGAGAGGGACGTGTATAAGCGGTTATACGAGGCGGCAATGGCACGGAGATAGGAGGAAGCATGGCTCTAATAAAGAGAGATAGAGAAAACTTCTGGATGTTAAATTGGCTTGATGAATACATGACCGGTCACAAAGGATTTATATGTGGAGGATGTTTCAAAAACATATTCAATAAAGAAAAGGTAAAGGATCTTGATATTTTTTTTGAGAATGAAAGCGATTTTGATGATGCGGTACAGTATTTTGACAGTCAGACACCAGGATATGACGGAGACGATGTAAGAGATGAGAAATATCATTTCCACTACGAAAACGACAATGTAAAGGCATACAAACACATTGAAACAGGTGTTGTGATTGAACTTTGTTGCAAAATATTTGGAAAACCGGAAGAAATTCTGAATAAGTTCGATTTCACAATCACGAAGTTCGCATATTACAAAGAGGAAGTAGAGGATGAAACTGGTGCGGTAGCGAAAAGACAAGAACTTCCGTTTGAAACTCTGGAAGATGAGCATTTCTTAGAGGAAATTGGAATACCGGAAACACACATTGAGTACAAAATCCTGATGGATGATGCGTTTTTTGAACATCTGCATCTTAAACGGATTGTAATTGATAAAGATATTCCGTTTCCAATGAGCACTTTTGAACGAATGCTGAGATATGCAAAGTACGGATATTTCCCATGCAAAGAAACAAAGATGAAGATAATCAATGCACTTAGGGATTTGACAGACGAACAGGTTGAATTATCTGAAAGCCTTTATGACGGCATGGATTAAGGAGGAAAGATGAAAAAGACAGCGAGAGTAATTATCACATCAAAGTGCGACCGGAAGTGTCCGGGGTGCTGCAATAGCAAATTGGATTACGCATCATTAGCGAAAGTGATTGGCGGTATCACGGCATTAAAGGACTATGAGGAAGTTGTGATTACCGGTGGAGAGCCTATGATAAATCCGGCACAGCTCTACACAGTCATTAAAATGCTCAGAAAGCAGAATAAGAGACAGAAAATCTATCTTTATACGGCTTGCCTGACAATGGACGATCATCCGGTAATTTTAAAACACTTGGATGGTATCACAGTAACAGTCCATGCAGAAGCCACAGATGAGGATATTCGTAACCTGAAATATATGAGTTCCAATCTCTACGATGAGGACTTGGATATGCGCCTGTTTATCGACAAGAGGGTGTACGACCGGTACGACTTATCTAATATCTGCATGAAAACATGGGATGTAGTGAGAAAACTGGAATGGAAAAAAAAGTGCGATCCGGCAGAAAACGAAGAACTGTTTTTGTGGAATCTTTATTAAGGAGGCTGCCATGGAAACTTATAGAGTTGTATCAATTACAGACAGAAAAGGCAATCCGAGAATTGAGGGCAGATACCCTCTCAGAGTAGGGAGAATGTGCAAGAAACCCACTCCAAGAAACGGAGATGCCATGATGATTGAATGGTTGGCTCAGCCGGATGGAACGCCGTATGTCGGCATGATTGTTACGAGTACGGTTATCGGATTCAAGACTGAGGATAGAGGAAAATACATCGAGGTAACAACCAGAAATTCAATCTACACATTTGAGAGAGTATGAGAGAAACAGAAACTTTTGAGTATATCCGCCAGAAGTACCCGGACAAAGAAGAAAAGTGGAGAAAGGTCACGCAGCTTGTAAAATTCGATGAGAATTTGGAAGTTAAGAGCGTGCATGATTTCAACATCAACTGCTACATATCAACATTTGGGAGACTTATAAGAAACGGAATCCTCTGCAATATGGCATACGGAGATAAATACGATATTTCCAGTATGTTCACAGATACGGACGGAAACCAAGTACGGTTTAAGAGACACCAGATTGTTATGCAGACTTTCTTCATGGGAGACAGACGGCGGTACGACACCGTAGACCATATAAATAACATGGAAAGGTTTGATAACAGCATATACAACCTCAGATGGGCGGACAAGGGCGTACAGTGCGGAAACCGCAAGGACAAGCCAGGGAAACACAGAATGGTTATCTGCATAGGCGATGAGGAAGAAATCTTTTTCTCATGTCGGGAGGCGGAACGACTGTACAACCTACCGCCGAACTCGGTCGGTAAGGTATGCCGCGGAGAACTAGAATCCATATATGGTTATAGATTTGGATATTTATAAGGAGATCAGAGATGGGAAAAGATTGGATCGGAAACGGCAAGAGTATTTTTACAACCCTTGGTGCATCCAACCACACAGAGAAAGAAAGAGAGATTAACGACTACTATGCGACAGACCCTATCGCAGTAGACGCATTGTTACAGGGGGGGGCAGAGCTGAATCATAAGATTTGGGAGTGCTCTGCAGGACAAGGACACTTATCAGAACGTCTCATAGAACTTGGGTACGAGGTACGCAGTACGGACCTTATCGACAGAGGGTATGGAGAGGGTGGAATAGACTTCTTGCAGACAACAGAAATGTGGGATGGCGATATTCTTACCAATCCTCCGTACAAGTACGCAAAAGAGTTCATTGAACACGCAATGACGATCATACCGGACGGGAGAAAGGTGTTCATGTTCCTTAAATTACAGTTCTTGGAGGGAAAGGCAAGAGGCGAGCTATTCAAGAAATATCCTCCGAGATATGTATATGTGTCACGCAGCCGTATTCTGTGCGCCAAAAACGGAATGTTTGAGGAAATGAAAGCCGGAGGCGGAAGCGCAGTTGCGTATGCGTGGTATGAGTTTCAGAAAGGTTATAAGGGAGTGAGCATTATTAAGTGGATAAATTAGATTTTGGTTACTACAACATGGACTGCATGGCCGGTATGAAACTTTTCCCTGATAAATACTTTGATGTGGCAATCGTAGATCCGCCATACGGAATCAATGCGCCGAACATGGCGATGGGAACCAACAAGAGCCGGACGAAAAACGGTTATCCAGCCGAAAGCACCGCAAGCAGATTGAAACGGAGTGGACAGGTAAAGGAATGGGATAGCAAACCGCCAACGGAGGAATACTTCAAAGAATTGTTCCGGGTATCGAAAAATCAGATTATATGGGGTGGAAATTATTTCAATCTGCCACCAACAAAGTGTTTTGTTGTATGGGATAAGGTGCAGCCGTGGGATGCCTTTTCACAAGCGGAGATTGCGTGGACTTCTTACAATCTCCCGGCAAAACTGTTCAGATACTCAAACACTGGCGGAACAAACTCAGAGAAGCGCATCCATCCAACCCAGAAGCCAATAGCATTGTACGAATATCTCGTAGGTGCTTTTAAGCTATCGGGGGGGGTGGTGCTTGACACTCATGTAGGATCTGCGTCAAGTCTCATCGCATATCACAGAACCGGCGTGAGGTTTGTAGGGTTTGAGATAGACACTGAGATGTATGAGGTTTCAAATGCGAGGTTGGAAAGAGAGAAAGCGCAATTATCCCTGTTTGATTTAGGGATGGAAAGGAATAGATATGAGTGATTTCACAGAGATATTCGCAGTAGATTTTGACGGAACACTCTGCGAGAACAGATGGCCGGAAATAGGACCACCGAATAAGAAATTGATAAGCTACCTTATTCGCAAAAGAGAAAACGGAACAAAACTCATCCTCTGGACGTGCCGGAATGAGGAACAGACGCAGAAAGCAGTGGAGTGGTGCAAACAGTACGGATTAGAGTTTGATGCAGTCAATGACAATCTGCCTGAGTTGGTAGAAAAGTTTGGAAACAATACAAGAAAAATATGTGCCACCTGTTACATTGATGATAATGCAGGAAACAGAGAGGACTATGGTATTCCTTATTTTGCAGAACCGGATCTTGCGAATGACACATTTATTAAATACCCAGTTGGCGGCGAGTGGATATTGAAATGTGATGGATTCGAGATACCTGTTCGGATTAAAAAAATGAGCATGATCGACAACTGGATTTTGGTTGTGAGTATAAGCGATGATCCGAAGTACAAGTATTTCAAAGTCCGCCGGGAACCGGAATGGTTTGATGGCAAATTATTTCCAAAGGAGCGATAGGAGAATGAAGAAAAATAAAGTAAACCCGAAAGAGTTTGATTGTCAGCGTTGTGGCAATCAGATCTTTAAAAGCCGTCTGCGTGATGATGTAAAGTGTTGTTTCTGCGGCTATGTCAATCATGTAGGGAAATATGTCAGGAGGAAGCGTAATGGATAATACAAAAATCGAATGGGCTGACAGCACATGGAATCCAATAACAGGCTGCCGTCACAAATGCCCTTATTGTTATGCCAGGGGTATTGCAAATCGTTTTGTATCACGGAAAGGATGCCATCTGGTAGAACCTGAGACATACAAACTCAGAGATTGTGGTCTTGAAATTTATGAGATCAATGAGCAACCGTATTATGTTGATGATGAGACCGGAAAACAATTCAGATGTGCCTATCCGCATGGATTCGTGCCGACAATCCACAGATACCGCATGGGAGAATACAGAGACAAAAAGAGGCAGAGAAATATCTTTGTCGGATCAATGTCGGATGTGTTTGGAGAGTGGGTCCCTGATAGATGGATCAGGGAAGTGTTTAACGCTTGTGAGAAAGCTCCGCAGCATAATTACCTCTTTCTCACAAAGAATCCCAGAAGATATATGGAGCTGCATCATTACGGAGAATTACCACTCAGAGATAATATGTGGTACGGAACGACAGTCACAGATCCAGATACGGAGTATATGGGGCAGGACGGACACTATGAGTTACATACGTTTTTGTCAGTAGAGCCTATACTGGCAGACTTTGGAGAGCTGAGTGAGAAATCATACATCCCGGAGTGGATCATCGTAGGAGCGGAGACTGGCAGCAGAAAAGATAAAGTCATACCAAGACGAGAATGGATTGAAAATATTGTGGAGCAGTGCAGAAAGTACAACATACCGGTATTTATGAAACCGAGCCTCACGGACATTTGGGGCGAAGAACTCATTCAAGAGTTTCCGAAAGCTCTTATTCATGCCTGATTTATTCCAGAGCATTGATAAGAATATGCTTAAATCGCCGGTAGCGTACTGCAAAACACATAAAGGGTATCTATCAACGAAGCAAATGAAAGTCCATAAGTGTCTACAGATAGGATGCACTGGACTGGAAAGGTTGGAACATCCCTACTGGGAGGAACGCCAACGGAAAAAGGATGAAGCAAAGAGGAAAAAGAAGCAACAGTAAATTGGTTCACGTTTCATTTGATGAAGTAGAGAGATTTGTTCCGAGAGTTCCGAAACAGATTTGCCCGGATGAGGATAACACCACTCCGAGGATATGCGTAGCACCTAACATATTGAGTGCAATCCAGGCGATGCCGCAAGGCGGAACAGTGGCGTACAACATGGCAAGAATCGGTGTGCCGGTTGTTATCCATGCGTATTACATAGAGAGTGATGCTATCCTCATGCCGGAGCAGATAGCGGATAAAGTGCCGGATGCCGTTGCCACAGGAGAAATGTGGGTTATGGCAGTTCCGGCAGCAGTCCGGCGGATAGATTACGAGATTGTTGATCCGTATGTGCCTATGAGGATTGATAGGAATGGCACGAGAGAACGATTTCTTGTATGGTACGGAGAATTGAAACGGGTTCGGTATCAGGATAATTGGAGAAATCTGTCTACCAGAACAGCCAGAAATCAAAAGGCGGTAGAGTGGTTTATGGAAAATAAGCCAGACATATCGTACAGAACATTTATGTCAAATATGGACGATGAACTATTGAAATCATTCCATGTGGAATTACAGGAGGTATGGGAGTGAACAAACAGAAGAAATTAGCAAAGCAGAACACGCCGTTGTATAAGAGAGTACCGACACTTAATCTGGTGGACTATTCAGATATAAAAGTGCCGCTAGTAGTGATATATGACAGCCCGAAAGACTTTCCGGGAAAAGTGGTGGCAAGAGTGTGGGACGGAGAGAAGAATCGGCCAACGAATGTTTACTGCGAATATGAAAACCTTAAAAGATGCGAAGATGATGTAATGTCAGCCGGATTTATTTTTAAGTTCCCGAGGACACCAGAGGACGATGCGTGCATCGTTGAAACATACATGAGATAGGAGGATTGCAATGGCAAAGAAGAGAAGCTGCCGCAGAACAGTAAATGAAGATAAGGTACATGAAAAAGCGGTTAAAATCCGCAAAATGACTGATGAACAGTTGGTGCAGTATGTCAATGACAGAGTGGAAAAAGCCAGGAGCGAGGGATTTAATCAGGGAAAGAAATCGGTTACCGGAATAACGGTCAACGAGTTTCTGAAAGAAATCTCAAAAATCAAAGGTGTCGGAGATGCCACAATCTGCAAAATCATGGAGCATTTCAGAGAGAAAGGGATCAAGGATGAAAAAGACACCACTACAAATATTTGAGGAACGGAACGAAAAGGCGTGCTGCCTCAACTGTGAAAAACTGATAGTCAAGCACACAAAGACAGGACACATAAATTTCTGTGGAGAGAGTGAGAAAATCATTCTGGATATGTTTCTTGATACCGGAACAAACTTCTCAGGATGCAAATATGCAAGAAAGGAACCGGACGATGATAAAAACATGGTTCAAGGAGTATGAAAAGATCAAGGACAAGGCAGTTGTGGTATATCCGTATGAGTGGGATTGTATGTCAGAGAAACAGCGGAATAAGATTCTTTCCAAGAAAACCGTTATTATGAGCGGAGAAAGCGGATATGCCTGTAAATATTATGAGATTATCGGAAACGTAAATAATCTGTCCGACCATGACTGTGCAATCATAGCAGACGGTGGAAACCTATGTTTTGGTTACAGAATGGAGGGACGGAAAATAGTGGTATACACGGATTAAGGAGGATATGTGATGATTACAGCAAGAGAATTAGCAGACAAGCTCAATGGAAGAGCATACGGAGACAGTTTTGACGATGTAAAGCAGGAAGCAAAGGAAAGCGGCCTGGTTATCGTTTACGGAGCATCTGACGATCTCATGGAGTTCGATGGTGCAATCTACGATGAGGGTGGTTGCTTCGATGGAGGAAGAGTGTACTTCGACAGAGACGGCGTAGACCAGGAGGGAGAAGAACGTGCAAACTGGATAGATGCTGTCTGGTGTGATGGCATGAACAGGGACGGACTTCCGGCAACATGGACTTACAAAACAGACATTCCTTGCGAACAATTTGACATCTGGGAAGATGGAGAGATTTACTGTGTAGGTCTTGTATTCTCAATCGAGGATCTGAAATGAAAACAGCGGAAACCGTAGCACTGGAAAAAGCAATCAGACTGGTCACAAGAAAGACAGGTGTATTTGGCTGCTATGAGGTAACAATCGGATTTTGCGGAAGAGAAAGAGTTGATTACATGACCTATGACACAAAGGGCATTTTCCGGTGCTATGAAATTAAGGTGTCGAAAGCGGACTTCCATAGTGCTGCTGCAAAATCCTTTGTAGGCCATTACAACTATTATGTTCTCACAAGGGAATTATACAATCAGGTCAAGGAAGAGATACCGGACTGGATTGGTGCCTATATCGGAGATTACTGCGCTAAGAAAGCAAAGAAACAGGATTTATCCGGCAGAGAGTATAAAATGCGCCGTTCAGTCAATGGACGCAGTACAGAGGTATCTACTCCGTGGGTAGATATGCTCAAAGAGAGTATGATCCGTTCGTTGTATCGGGATTCTGATAAGCTGATACAGACGGAGGATGAGCAGTATATAAGCCGTATCAGAAGTCAGATTGATAAGGCAAGGACTGAAAGGGACAGAGAATCCAAGAAGTACCTCAGATTGTGGAAAGCCGTAAGGAAAGAATTTGGCGATGAAAAGGCATGGGAACTCATAGAAAAGGCAGAGGAATAAAACCTCTGCCTTAAATCATTTCCTGCCATTTATGGCAATCACTACATCATCAAAACCGGAATCAGAGTAGCAAGTGCCCTCCTGAGAAAGAGTTGTACCGGGCTGCAATTCCTGGTTATCATCCATAAAAGATAATTCGCTAAAATTAACCATCTTCCCATCTTTAAGGTACACCACATCCATTAACACATAATCTACGGCGGAAGTTGCGTTGTTTGTCACGGATGCAACAATGCCGCTGTCGGTAGTATTGTAGTCAACGGATAAGTCAGAATAGACAGGAGAGTATTCCTTTTCCTCTGATACCGACAGTGTGTAATCGAAACTATCAATCTTATCCCATTCATCAAATGTGGTCCATATACCGGCTGTTTGCCCTGGAGCAACCGCTTTTGTTCCATCGCTGGAAGAACCAACCATACTGCCGGAAGAATCCAATGCGGTCACATTCAGATCAATACTCACAACCTTATCTGAATTATTTGTTACATACATAACGTAATACATAAAAGAATCATCCACAGTACAGGAATAATCCTGCGTACTCATCAAATCTACAAGGTCTGTTTTGTCTTTACTTTCTGTCGTAGTCGTGACCGCAGTAGTGCCATTTTTGGTAGATGTACCGCCGCCACAACCAGTCAAAAGAACGGCCGACAGTAACAGTACGGCAAAATATCTCATCTTCATAGACATATCCTCCCTATATAAATGTTTAGTCCATTATACATCAATGTGTCTATCAATGCCACATTATTCGCTTGCCTTGAAATTATATATAGGTTTCAGAATCGCAAGAATATCAACGGTTTCTCCAATACATTCCACAATCTCATCAATAGGCTTGTATGCCATCGGTGCCTCATCTATGGTTTCCTCTGATACGGAAGTAGTGTAGATGCCATCCATAGAGTTTGAATAATCACTCATGTTTAGAGTTTCCTTTGCTTTCATCCGCGACATAAGCCGTCCAGCTCCATGCGGCGCAGAACAGTTCCAATCCTCATTTCCCTTGCCAGTTCCGAGAATACACCCATCACGCATATTGATAGGGATAAGAACCTTTTCTTCGTACTTGGCAGAGATAGCACCTTTACGGACGATGTTGGAGTCGTGGTCGATATAATTGTGGATGCACTCAAAATAATCCGGTATTTCCGCACCGACTCCCCATCCCATATGATTGCATATAATCTGTGCGATCATCACACGGTTGAAATATGCAAACTTCTGGCAGATACGCATATCATATAAATACTGTTCACGATACTTTCCCTCTAAGTAGCACAGATCCTTTGGTAACTTCGGAGTAGTGGCACGGAAGTTTTTGTGCAGCTCTTTTATTGCACCCTCAATCTCGGATTTCCTTCCGGCAGCCTTGTATTCCTCAATGAGCTTATTCTGACGCTCGTACAAATCGTCCTTGCCACACATCAATTCATAGGCAAGGTTCTGATAGTAGTCCGCCACCTGTTTTCCAAGATTGCGGCTGCCAGTATGAATAACCAGATACTTATAACCGTCCTCCGCAACATCAACCTCAATGAAATGATTGCCACCGCCGAGAGTGCCGATAGAACGCTCAATGCGTTTGGTATCTCTCAATTCTCGGTAGCAGTAAAGATCCTGCAATTCATCAAAACGGATCTGCCGGCCGTCATGCACATTTCTTCCGCTTGGAACATAAGTGCGAATGACTTTATCCAATCTATCAAAGGCGATTTCTCCGTGTCCGATGCTTACGCAGAGCATACCGCATCCAATATCCACGCCAACAATGTTCGGAATTACTTTGTTTCCGAGATCCGCAGTAAAGCCAATGACACATCCCTTTCCGGCGTGAACATCCGGCATGATACGAACCTTACAGTCCTTAAAGGCATCCTGAGACAGAAGAGTGTTAATCTGTTCCAAAGCCTCATCTTCGATGGTTTTTGCATAAACTTTCAAATTACTCATAGTGATCCTCCTATACTTTGTATGTTTTGTTATTTCCAGAATTTCCATTGTATTTTGTGAAAGGGCGAACCCATACACGTTTACCGGTTTTGGTAGTTCGGTAAAATCCCCTCACACTTACCTGTTCGGTAGGCTTTGTGTAGTGCCTTTTTGTACCGTCTGCAGGAACAGGTCTGCTATCAATGCGGTATGTGGTTATCAGTGGTGTAGCACCGCTGGAACGGCGCAGGATTTTTCGATGCTTATGAGAAATGCGTTTCTCTTTCTGCTCCGTAGTCTCAATGCAGTTGCGGTAATGAGTTGCAAAACACATGAGAGAATGGAACTTCAATGCCTCCTTGTATGGCGTTCTGTCAGCGGCAAGAACCATCCGGGCAACCTTTCGTTTCTCTTTGCTTAATCCGGCAGGAAAGACAATGTTTTCGATTTCCTGAGTTTTCGGATCATACCGATAATTGCAGACATACACGCCACCCATATACAGATGCAACCTGACGAATACACCCTCCTGCTCATAATAGAATTTAATATCTTCCTCCGGCAGCTCAACCAATGCGGAGGGGATGGGGATGCGGAACTCTTCGGCATCCAACCAATCTTTATTTTGCTGATACCATTCAATGATCTTCTCTGTTTTCCCAATGGTATCGACTATGATTTTATTGCAGTTTGTAATATCAATCATGCCTAAGACCTCCATTTCTTCAATGGTTCCTTATAGCATTTGTCTATTTGGACACGTTCTTATCAAGCGGCATCGTGCGCTCCGCCGGAGATACGCGAATGTCAGGAGATCCCACTATCCTTATCCGGTTTCGCATTAAAGCCGGAAAACCTGTCAACCAACAAAGGGATGGTGTATGCCGTTATCAACCCTCATACCGGCAGCAGTTTTCACATTAAAAACTGCCAGAAACCTGTTACACGACACTCAAATAGACAAATCTTATAAGGAACCATTACTATATATGCGCCTCATTTGGGGCGGTAAATAATATCAACGTGGGAATCTAATGCCTGTTCAATCTTTTCGTCCGTAACACCCAAGTAACGAGCCGTAACGGCGGCGGAACTGTGCTGATACAGGCGGCGGACCAGTTCAATGTCCTTTCCATTCTTGTAGTAAATCTCTGTTCCGAAGTATTTACGGAACGAATGGGTGGATATATCCTCATATTCAGGACCGAGCCAGTCGCAAACCTTTTTCAGATGTTTTTGCACTGCCCGGACACCGATAGGGAATATCAGATTATCGCCCTCAATGCCCTCAGAGTCCGCATATTCAAGGAGGAAGTTGTAGACCTGTTCCTGAACCTTGAAACGGCGAACCTTCCCGGTCTTATGCTCAATAATATTAAAAGCGTGACCGGATGGCGTCTTGATAAAAGAGGAACGCCGGAGGGAGAGTGTATCTCCAATACGCAATCCTACATTCGCCTCAATAACGAGGATCGTAGCAATCCTGGGATTAGGCTGTATGCAGTCTCCAATGCCCTCATATAAAGTTTTTATGATAGTCTCGTACTGTTCATGCGTACAAGCTGTTGTTGTCTTTCCTGCCATTCTAACCATCCTCCTACTTACTGATTTTTCATCAAACCGGCAACGACATTGTTGATTGCCGTCTCAGATACAAACCCACCTTGCAACCTTACCGGGGAAAGAGAACCGTTAGGGAGAAAGAGCATATCGCCATGTCCCATGAGCTTTTCGCCGCCGGCCATATCCAATGCAACCATAGAGTTTGTGACTGTACCAACACGGAGACAGATCTTTGTAGGCATATTCGCCTTAATCAATCCGGTAACAACCTTTGCAACCGGGTACTGTGTAGCGATTACAAGGTGGATGCCGCAGGCACGGGCTTTCTGCGCGATTCTTACAATATGTCCCTCAACGGATTTTCCACCCATGCTCATAAGGTCGGATAACTCATCAATGAAAACTATGTCACGTCTCATAGGAACATCTGCGAACTTTGCATTGTAGCTGTCAATGTCACGGCAGCCGGTAGAGGCAAGAACGGAGTAGCGGCGATCCATCTCAATGCAAAGGTTCTTCAATAGCTCAACCGCACCATTTACCTCAGATACAACCGTACACGCTGCAAGATTCTTGTAATACTCAAACTCTGTCGCTTTTGGGTCAATGATATATAAGTGCATCTGTGCCGGATTCTTTTTCATCAATAGGGACAAGATGAGGTTATGCAGAACGATTGATTTACCAGATCCGGTCATACCAGAAATAAGGATATGGCAAGCCTTGGCAATATCAATGTAATGCTTGGAACCATCAACTGCCATGCCGATCGCCATTGTGAAACCACCGGAGGACTGAAACTCATTATCAATAAGCATATCCCCCAGGAACACGGTTTCTGTACCGGTAGGAACCTCAATATATACATAACCATTATCAAATCTCAAAGAGACGTTGCAGTGCAAGGCTGCCTGAAATTCCTTTTCACGTCTCAAAATGGCTTGCACCTGAGTTCCGGGAGCCGGTTCAATAACATACTGTGTAAGGCGTGGCCCTTGATTGATTTTTGCAAGGGTGGAGCGGAGGCGAAAAGAGTTCAATACACTCAATATGGTTTCGGCTTCGTTCTTTACTCCATGAGATCCCCATGAGGTGTGATAAGTCATATTGCCATCAACGGCAGGGAAGATATACGGCTTTGTAAGTTCATACGCCGGAGCGGTGGCAGCGGTCTGTCTCTCTGCGGACTCTTTCAGTCCTGCATTGAGAAGTGTGCGGGCCTCGCTGTGTTTTCTGTTTGCGGTCAATGTCTCCATACAGTTAATAAATACGCTTTTCTTTCTCATGGTTCTCAATCCTTTCTTTACCGGATGCCGGTAGTACACAACTTTCTGTTTAATGCCTGTAATTCTTTGATGTGTATGTCAATAGCTTTCTGCGATTCAGTGTCACATACAAGGCGTTGTGCCTGCCCTGCGTTCTCTATCATCGTCAATACACTGTCACTCAATAATGTCTGTTCTCTATCTGTCAATGAAATAACTACCACGTTCATACCTCCTACCACATATCATTACTTGAAAAAGTATTCAAAAGGATCTCGCTGTCGGTTTCTGTTATATCCAGATAGTTGCCGGAATCATCAATAATACTCAATGCTTTTTCTTTGGTTATAGGTCTTTTCTCTGCGCCCCTAAAAGCGAAGCCATATCGGAACATCAAAGGCTTTTCGGATGCCTCAACAACTTCCCTTGCCTTGACTCTGTCCAAGGTACCTTTATAGAATGACATTTCTAACATTTTGTGTTACCTCCATATTACAACGTGTTACATATCGTTACAATGTAACGGATTAGATTAAAATACTCTCAATCAATCGGCGGTTTCCGGGTGTAACCTCTCCGCCGTAGTTGGAAACGGTTAGAATCAGGTCAATAGCCGTTCTCAATCCTCGAAGCTCGGCAGATACCCGGCTGCGCTCATTGTGGTAATTTTTCAACGCCTCACGCTGAATAGGAAGCTCAATAGAAAGCTCAAAGCGTGTGCGGCGCGGTGTGGATGGGTTGTTATAGGTGCGATCCATTGCATCAATGGCAGCCATGCGGCGATCCTCTTCAATGCTCATGCGCTTTTCTGTTGCTTCAAGGCTTGACACCTTGGCCTGCAGTAACTCAAAACTGCTCATACCGTTCTCAATTCTCAATGCTGTATTATTCATGGTTTCTTATCCTCCTAAACTCAATATGTTATGCTGTGACTACTTCATAATTTGCCGGGATCCTGGTTACTGGCATATAACGGCCGGATGATTGGCAGAACCAGAAAGGGCGTTTGAACTGATACGCCGCGGCGTGTTTCAACAGTTCGATGCTTTCCCCAGTGTGGAGAGTAAAGCGGATCACTGCGCCGACAGGTAAATTTTTCAATGCGTGCGGATCTTTCTTTGCTTCAATGTTCTTTCTACATCTCTCACGCCAGTTATTGGCATATTCTGAATCAGTAGGGGAGAGAAGAGAGAGAATAGAAGCCGGGCAATGATCTTCGCATGGTCCGGAGCTTTCCCCCATCGTCTTAACTCCAAAGTTGAAATAATCCCGGCTGTTGGTGTGCGTCAATGCAACGGCGGCGGCCGTCTCTGTCTCTCCGGTGCTCAATTCTGTTTTTTTAATAGCTGCATAGTATGTACTTCCTACCATTGTGGACCGTACAACTTCGGCTTTCCTGATGTCGTTCTGCCAGGTGTAAAGCTCATCAATTTCTGCTTTCCGGTCAATAGATCCGGTTCTGGTGTAGTGCGTAGCGTGTGTATAATCCCATCCCATAATATAAAGGCCTCCTTAATCCTGCACCGGCTCACATTGTAAGCGGTGGTTTTTGCTGAATGTTATCAATATATGTTTTGCGCGGTTTCTCTGTTTGAAATCCTCAAAGAATTTTATCAATGTATCATACTTGTAATAGTGCAAGCCGATTTCTGTATACTCAATATAGCGACTGTCTGTTATAAAGATCCCCTGATTGTTTCCGTATTTCTTGAAAAACTGCATCTTTTCTATATACTCATCAATATTTACTGTTTGCCCCTCTTGCAGATGTTCCAATACTGCGGAGCGGTTCAGATATTTATAAGCCATCCTAAAGCCTCCGATCTCTCAATATATCCGGCGGAGCCGGGGCGGCTGATCCGCCGCCGTCCGTCTATGCCTGCCATACTCCGCAATATTTACAAGTGCTATTAGGTGCTTCGGGTTCTCCGAAGATAAACCGGCGGATCTGGTCTTGCATGGTGCCCGGGATAAGCCGCGCCCACTGTGTAGCGTTCCGCCATCGGTTCACGGCTCTAGCTGCAATATAAAGCCGGTTGCGTGTCTCTGTGTCCATTTGGAAAACCTCCGCCAATGTATCAACGGCGCTTTGTTCCCTGTCGTGAACCTCTCGCGCATAATTAACATGATTTTTTCGGGTTGTGATTTCCTCAAAGGGACCACGGTATAAGGTTTTAGAGCTATAACAATATTCGTTGTAGGCCTCATTTTCTGCGGCTACTGCGTCAATAAGTCTTTCAATGTCGATTTTCATACTATGCGCCCCCTTTCTTTTTGGGCTCCATCTTGGAGAGTTTCACAATATCATAAAATGGAATAGAGGAGCGGGAACCGCGGAAAGTGTCGCGGATGTCCTCAATATAATTGTATCGTGTTTTCAATTCCTCAATATCTGCGGCTATTTCCTCATATTCTGCCGGGGTCAAGTCGTGTAAATGGCAATGATCCCACTTTTCAAAGAAACGGCGAGCCGGGGAGAACTTCGGCAACAGATCCCGCTGAGCCTGTCCGCCTCTGGTGTAGTCTAGTTTACTTCTGCAGAACTCATTCGCAGAGGTTGAGAAGTACGGCGCGGAGTTGGTGCCGAGGGTGTAAAAATTTACTTCAAAAGTGATCAATTTTGAAATCTGGAAAACATACATAAATTCTTTCATAACTCTATACAACCTCCTTTGCTGCTTCTCTTGCGCCCCATTTTGTAGCGTGTTCCTGGAACTCTCCGACCGTCTCAACGTGGAGAAAGTCAGGAGAGAAACGGCGCACGGTGTAAGCTCTGCGGCTGCCGTCAAAATTGTTTTCACTGGTAACAAAACAGCGGTTTTTATACAAAGCGGATTCTATACGAGATCCCCAATATTTGAACGTTTCACGGTCGAAAAAGTGGCCTTTTCCGGTTCTATAAATGGCTTTCGCCTCTGATAATGTCATCATAATATATAAGCCTCCTATATTTTGAGAGGGAGCGCCCCGGAGGGCGCGCGCCTCGTTTCTGTCGGTTTAGTAGTTTTCAAAATGTGCCTGCAGTGTTTCGATCTCGTCAGCCGTGAAAAGTCTTTCAATAGCTTTCTTTGTTCTCTTGCAAGCCCTAAAAGCCTTTAATCCTTTTCGGATCTGATCCGCTCCGCCGTCAATATATCCGAACTCTGTTAAAAAGTCCGCCTCATCTGTGCAGCTATCAGCACAAGAAGCATCAGACAAGAGACAATATAAACAATCTTCTTTTGTTGGCTTATGCGTTGCGCTTGGGTTGCATTGATAATCAAAAGTGTAGCGGCGATTATTTGCCGGGTTGATAATGCGGCATTTATAGAGAACGTGGGACGGTGTAAAAAGGTCCTTTTGTTCGTCTGCCTCTGTTGCTGTGAATCTCAAAGAATCAATAATTTTTTCTGTTGTCATGGTCTTTCCCTCTCTTTTCTGTTGTTCCATCCGGGAAAGCCTGTTATAATAGGAGACAAGCCCCGGAGGGGTGGCGGCGGTCCGTGTCGCTTGGTAGGTGTAGCGGATCGCCCTTTTTTATTTTGTTCCAAAGTCGTTTGCGTCAGACTTGCAGACGGCGGCTTGCAGGGGTTCGCCTGTCCTATTCCCTTTTATGCTGCGTGTATATAGGCAACTCGTTCCAGCCATCGCCCCGGCTCAATAGTTCCGGAGCGGTTCCCGCTTTCCCCTGGGAGCGTCGGGGGCGTTAATCATTGTTAGAGTGCTAACTGCTTTCACTCGATGCCGGGCCGGTTTTATACCGCTTTCCCGATCTCGTGCGGTTCTGAAAGTTTCAAAGTGCTTTCATACTTCCAATAACTTAATTATCTTTTTTATATGTGCGGTGTGAATTGGTACACCCTAGCACAGGTTTACAATTTTCCTTTTGCCTGATATATGCACTCATTACCACAGGGGCAGCCCTCACAGGAGATACAAGCCGGAGGCGGTGGGGCGTGTGTTTCGGTCTCGTCTTAATAAGTGCCGCGCCGCCGTTGCCTTGGTCCGGGTTGATTCCCTTGGTCCGGTCTGCGGTGCGTTGTTCTTTTGGGGTACACCGTGCGCCCTTGCCTGCGCTTGTTTGTTTTGTTGAACGTCCGGCGGTTCGTTGTTGTCCGTTGCGGTTCGTTCTTTATGCTTGTATTGTAAAGCGTATTCTTTACAATGTCAAGCGGAAAATTTACAAATTATTGCGGTTTGTGAAATATGTATAGCCGACTAAACAAAATAATGGCGGTTTGTTGTGTAAATTGTACACTTTACAAAGTGCAAGAAAACCCCGGCGCAGTGTTTACCGTGTAAACGGCAGACTTGACAGGCGGCGCAGATTCCTATATATTAAAGGGGTACAGAGAGAAAGGAGGGCGGAGCCGGTGCGGTTGAGTTTTGGCGAAAAAATGCGCGTTATGATGAAACGGCGCGGGGTATCGGTGCAAGAGGTGGCGGATCGTCTGGGCGTGTCCCGGCAGAACGTAAACCAGAGACTAAACGCCGATAAATTCACGCTTGACGATATGGAGAAATACGCCGCCGCCATTGGTTGCGGTATAGAGATAGAAATAACAGAGCCGCCGGAGGGCGGAGCAGATCCACATATAAATAAATAAGGATAGCCGAAAAAGTAGAACGTAGGGCACAGAGAGAAGCACAAGAAAGCTTTTCCCGGTGTCCTTTTTATTTTGCCCATGTGAGAACGTAGGACCGCCACAGAGGGCACAGAGGAAAGGAGGGCGCAGAGATGGCAACAGAGAAGAAAGAAACGGCACAGAGAGACGCGCAAGGCGTGAGAAAGCAGAGCTATAAACGTTTTAAGGAGGGGCGCGACTACGAACCCACGGACGCAGAAACAACGGCGGCCTTGTGTGATGCCTTTTTAACTGGATTCTTACAGACAGAGGAAACACCGGAGGGCGGAGAGGTACAGAACAAAGGGGGACGCCCTAGAAAGTTGGAAACGGTAGAAGAGTTTACAGAGGTAGCGGAAAAGTACATTCTATATATTAAGGATAGAGCGGCGGAGGGTGTGCGCTTGGTGCCTGATGTAGAGGGCTTTTGTAGTTTTGCCGGGATTTCTAGGGAAACGCTTAATAATTGGGAAACAGCCCGCCCGGGTGCGTATTCTGACACAATAAAAAGACTGAAAACAAGTATAGCAGCATTTAAGAAACAACTAGCCTTTGCTGGCAAGATCCCGCCGATCGTATTCGCTACGGATATGAACAACAACCACGGATACACACAGGCGGCGCAAAAGATAGATCTAAACGTTGGAAAACAGGCGGCAGAACTACCAACAGCGGCAGAGATTGCGCAGCGTTTACCGGTGGAAATGAGCGGAAAAGATCCGGCAGACACGGACGGAGATATAAATATATAGCATTTATGCGGTTTTGCGGTTCGTTTTCTTTTACTTTTACGAACTCCGGCACGTTTCCGGCGGTTCTGGTGTGGCGATCCGGGGGACAGGTCCGGCAGCTTATACCCTGGGGCGGGGGTGTAGAGCGGAGCGGATCAGGGGGAACTCACCCCTCTGAGTTCCCCAAAAATTAAAAAGCCCAAAACCACCCCAATCGTAAAATGGCAAAGAACCCTATTACCGTAAACCACCCAATTTACAATGTAAGTATAAACACGGCATCCGAATAACAAAAGGAAAGTGAGGACTTTACAAAACCACAAAATCCAAAATCGGCGGATGCCTACCGGCATAGAAAGAGAGAAATATGGAACAGAACAAAGAAACAGCAACACAGAATAAGCAGAGAGAGGCGGAAGTATGCAGAGAGAAGAAACAGACCGCATGGGACAAATGGAAAGAGGACACACTGCGGAAGTTCAACCGGACTGCATGACAGAGGCATACACCGTAGGAATCTCTGAAACGCATATCAGAAACAATGCAACGGTATTCCGAGTATGGCAGATGATAGAGTGTGGAGAACTTACCAGAGAAGAGGGATTGTACCTCATGGTAAATACGCTTGCGGATGAAAACCATCGTCTGAATCAAATGTGTAATGACCTCATAATGAGGATGCCGTCACGTCTGCACGTAGAAACGATAACAGGCGAAAAATAAAAATCGGCGGAGGCTTACGCCTCATAGGAGGTAAAACCGGATGAGCAATGAAAACAGCAATTCCAAAAATTCCCCGGAAAATAAAAAGAGGTCTTGGCACAAGGAACCGTGGTATAAAAGGTTATTCGACAAGATTTTGGTATCGTATTTTCTTCCGTGCAAGCATGAGTGGGAAGTACTGGAAGTCCTCTGGACGGTACATGATTACGGCGGATTTAAGTGTGAGGTATGCAAATGTGGGTGTAAGAAATGCGGAGAAATAAGCATTGAGCAATTATTAGTATGAGGTGTAGGGCATGGATAGACCGGTAGAAATCACAAGAAGCTATGCAGAGTGCAAATTCTGTAACGATATTGCTGATATGTGCAATGAGATACCAGATTGTACTCACTGTGAGAATAGAAAAGGAACATGGATAGATACAATCACGAGCCTGCTTGGCACAAAAGCGGTTGTCGTTCTGGAAGATGGCAAAGTGGAGACATATCCACTGGATAGACTTAAAGTTATCACAAAGAGGGAGAGATAATGAAAATTATTGAAGAAATTGGCGAAGCTGCAATGTTGGAACAGCTTGCAGAGGAATGTACCGAACTTGCAAAGGCAGCACTCAAAATGGCAAGGATCATACGAAAAGAGAATCCGACACCTGTAACAGAGAAAGATGCTATTGCAAATATCAGAGAAGAGTACACGGATGTCGTACAGTGTGCCGGAGAACTTTCATTGACCGTAGATGAGGAACAGATGGCACGCAAACACGAACGGTGGGAAAAGAGAGTGAGGGATAGAACATGATACCATTCAGGCATTGCATAAGGGAACCGCACGGATCTGCAGTGAAATTTGAGATACTGGCAGCAGCACCGAATGAGTTTCAGGTACGTTACCCAGATTATGATTACATTAAAATGGGAGTCGGACCGTCAGTGATGTATAACAGAGAACAATTACTGTGTTTCCTACTGACATATGACAAGGCAGAGTGCCTTGAATTTATGGAAAAACTGTATCATCACATGGGATGGCCTACTGAAAAGCTGCATGAGAATCCGGCATTTGCCGAAGTGATAAAGGAGAAAGAGGCATGATAGCACGTTTCTTACAGGATATTGTCGTAAATGACATTGAGAAGAATATGGAAATGACTATTGATAAGGGCGAAGAACTCTTTGCCATCGACAGAGGAACCCATTATGAGCTGAGAAAGGCTGACGGATGGGGAACTATGGCTCCGAAAGAGTGCGAGGGCGAATATTATGAGATCATCAAAGAATAAAAATCCGTGTTTTGATTGCCTTGCATCAGAAAAAGAAAATGAGGAAGTGTGCAAGACCATACGGGCGATGCTGAATAAAAGCAATAGCGTACAGGTGGGAATGAAAGATCCGGGCAGCATAGGAACATTAACCATAGGGGATTGCACATATAATGTTTATCTTGGAAACACAACACTGAATAAATTGCGGTGTTTGCCTGATAAGGATGTGTATAAACGTGTATTCACACTGATAGAGGCGTAGGAGGAATATGGATGGAAAATGAGACCAAACCACAGCTTTTTATCATGGATGAACGGCTCGGAGATCCCATACCGCTTGCGGAAATTAAGGAAATATCCGAGCCTACACTGGATGAAGAGTATGATATGCCGGATATTTCTCATCTGAAAGAGGGATTTGAAATACCTTTTGAAGTGAAAATGAAGAAATCTGCCATAAACAAACTGTTTCAACCGTGTTTTGGCAGAGAACCTTACAGGAATCTCGAAAAATGTGCTAAGTGCATACTGAAAAAGGACTGCGTTGTGGCGAAAATCGAGAACAATTTCAACATGAGATTAAGGGCATACCACCCTTGATAATAAATCACAAGGAGGACACCAATGGAAGAGAAAGAAAAGAAACCGTGGAGACCGCCAGAAGCGGCACAGTTACCCGATCCGATAGCGTTTGCCATGCAGGGTTTTGAACGCTTTGGATTACCGAAAGAACGGCTGATACCACCATTACAAACATTTGACAGAGTGATGCAACACTCGGCATTTACCGAAAACCGATGGTGGGAAAATGCAAGACAGGTAACGGCAACATCATCGGCAGAACAGTGGCGGAGAGTGAGCATCGAAAGAGCACGCTGTCTCGGAGAACCATGGCCGGATTTTGATGATATACCGGTTGCGAGTATCACAGAGGATTTTTCACAGAAATGTCAAAATGCCACAATCGGATTGTTAAGAGATCAGGTTATAGCGTCATGCGCTATTCCGGGAGAAACATCGTTTAGAGACATTTTTAACCAGTTAGGTATTAAGGAGGACAATATGGATAGAAGTTTAGCGGACAAGAAATTTAAGAGAGTAACTATTGAGTGCGAGGACGGCACGACTTACGCTGGAAAGATCAATCATGTATGCGGCAGCCCGTATCGTTGCGACAAACTGTGTGTAGAAGCAATGGTTGAGGACAAGCCTATTGGAGCATACGGTATCGAGAAAGTCCTGTTCCAGAATCCGGCAACAATCGTATTTTGGTCTGACGGCACAAAGACGGTTGTAAACTGCATGGATAATGTGGAAATCAAGAAAAAGGTTGTTGATGGCAAGGAAGTAACCATTCGTAAGCCTAAAAAGGCTGATACCTATTCTGAGGAAGCCGGTCTGGCTATGGCTATCGTGAAGAAATGGGCCGGCAACAACGGAAATTACAACAACATTTTCCGTGAGTTCATTCCTGAGATGGCACAGTCTGAGAAAGAGGCAAAGAAAGCTGCCAAGAAAGCTAAAAAGGCACAGAAATCGGAGGAATAACCAATGACGCTGAGGGAATTTGCCAAAGGATATGACGGAAACATTATGCTGAAAGCATTTGAGAATGAGAAATCAACAGCTCCGGCAGCAATTATGATGACTCAGATTACGGATTCTATCAAGGATGAGGTTCTTGACAAAGAAGTATATAGCTACACAATGGTTTGCACTTCACTGTTTGAACGGTATCTGAGAGTGAATTTTGAATCTGTGCCGGAGATCCCAAACGAAACGGAGGAAACCACATGAGAACCTATTTTTTTGACACAGAGTTTACTGGTCTGCGTAAGGACACAACTCTTATCAGCATAGGAATTGTCTCAGACACAGGAGATAGGTTCTATGCAGAGTTGACGGACTATGATGAGGGTATGTGTGATGAATGGATTGAGAAGAATGTTCTCGATCATTTGGTTTTGAGTGGCAATGCGGAGTTAGAAGAAAGCCTGGCAGCCGACAATAAAACAACGACTGTAATCGGCAGTAAGGCAGATGTTTGTTGCGAACTTATGGAATGGCTTGAAATGGACGCTAATTTTGACAGTGATTATGCTGCGGTATTCGTTTCAGATGTCTCGCATTACGATATGGTGTTACTGATTGACTTATTGGCAGGAAACGCTATGAAGTTGCCTGAGTTTATTACACCGGCTTGTCACGACATCAATCAGGACATTGCAACGATGCTTGATATTTCAGAAAAGGCAGCTTTTGACATTTCGAGAGAACAGCTCCTTACAAACAGAGGAATTGATTTGCCGAAAGGTCAAAAACACAATGCACTCTACGATGCGGAAGTTATCAAAGCGATATATGAGGACTTTTTCTCCGTGGGGTGGGTAAAACAGGGAGGTAAGAATGGATAAGGGACAAATCTTAATGGATTACCGCTTGGCGAAGAACCATAAGAGACAGATACCCATTCTTGCGGACTTGAATGTGTGCGACACGCAGACAATAGTAGAAATTCTGGAAGAGGGCGGTTACAAGCGTATGTTCAATACGAATGGTGTGGATATTTCCGTGAAGAAAACAGAGATTGAGCAAAAGTATTCTTCCGGGGAATCCATAGCCGCCCTTGCAATGACATATCACATTTCAAAGAAACAGATTAAGGTACTTCTCGGAGTAGAAGAGACGGAGGAAAAGGGAACCATGTCTGAGCAGGAAATGATAAAGAAACTCGGAGAACTTACGAGCGAGGTTGAAAAACTGAAAGCAAACAAGAAATCTCTGGAAGAAAGAAATGCGAAAGTAGAAAAAGAGAATGATAATCTGAGGAAACAGATTGAACAGCTTGAAAGTTTCAATGCAGAGCTGGATGACACAGTCAAGGAACAGACTGAAATGCTGAACGGTGGAAAGTTATATGAGGACTATCAGGAAGTTTGCATTAAGAACAGCAAACTCAACGCAACGGTTGATGTTCTGGTAGAGAAAATCAGTATGTTAAAGGCGGTGGGATGTCATGGATAATGGAATGGAACTCAGAGTGAAAGATTATTGTGCTTTCTGCCCTGATTTTGAGGCTGACGTTGATAAGGTTGATATTACTGTATTGGCGGATCATACCCAAAGGGCATTAACCACAATCAGATGTGAACACGCCGAAAAGTGCGAAAGAATATACGGGAGAATACAGGAGGGCAGAACTAATGAAACAACGGTGGTACAAAGTAGTGTTTGAAACCATTGAGAGAAAACCAATCCGCAGAACTGTTACCGTATGCAGCACGGACAGTGTTCATGCGTCTGCTCTGGTATATCAGCAGTTCGGTAGAAAGAAAATCAAGGTAAAATCTGCCAAGAAAGTAAAGGAGAGCGAATGATGGATAATTTGAACTTGAAACCGCAGTCCCCGGATGAAGTAAAAACCATGATGTGGACTGGGGAAAATCAGCGTGAAATGTTCGATCTGCTTACTTGCGGCAAGAAAATTGATGATTATATGACTGCCAGTGGAGAGAACTTTTTCATAGACCATAGCACCGTAAAAGGCGGGTTGGTGCTTATTGCCAACATAGGAAATCAGTGCGGATGCAAAATACCGGTAAAGATAGGGGATTATGTGTGCGGTCGCAGATATGGAGATAAATGGTGTTTTTCCGTTGCGGACGGTACGGCTTTTGAAAACAACACTTGCGGAACTCTCGAAAAGAGAGAGGGGAAAGAAAAACCGATAGACATATTCAAAAACCAGGAGCAGTTAGAAGAGTGCCTGAGAGAGTGGCAACACAGATTATTCCTTGATGGGTGGCTAATACTGGCACACGTTAAGGATAAGATTATGAACCCTAACGGAGAAGAGGTAATTGACGCTGCCGGATATAACACATTCATATTTGAATCCAGTCAGGCAAACATCCAGTTACTCAGCGATGAATCTTACAAAGAGAACAATACACTGTTCAAACACTGCATGGAAAAGGATCTTGTGCATGAACTTTTACATTGCAAGTACGATTGGATGGGATGCCAGGGTGGAACCTATGAGGGCGTGTATCTGGATGCGACCGAACACCAGAAGCTAGAGGAAATGGCAAAGAGTCTTATCATGGCAAAATATGGTGTCGGTTATGATTACTTCATGTGAGGTGCAATATGACAACGGTGGTGGTCTATAAGACCGATACAAAAGAAGTTCTGGCAGCTATTCCGATGGACGGCGGAGATGCCGTCTGCCGGAATGATGTGGAATTTCAGATTTACAACGGAACAGAGCCAATATTCACGGAAACTCCCGGAGGAATCGTATTGGCAGAAAACAAATTTATGATAAAGATGGAGGGCAACAACAATGAAAAATAAAGGAACATGGATTATTGTCGGCATTGTAGCCGCATTTGTATTACTGATAGCAGGAATTTTTGTAAGTACCAACAACAGAGCGGTTTCGTTGGAGGAACAGGTCTTTACGGCTGACTCTGATATTCAGGCACAGGAGAAACGCAGAACGGATCTGATCTACAATCTGGCAGATTGCGTCAAGGAGTACGATAAGCATGAGGAAACAATGGCAGCACCACAGATATTGAGAATGTGACAACTTCCATAGCTGCGGTTGCCGAAGCATACCCGGAATTAAAATCCAACGAGAATTACAAGGAACTGATGAATGAACTTTCAACCACAGAGAATATGATCCTGCAGTACCGCACTGCCTACAATAACGAGGTAAGGGCGTATAAGAAATATGTGCGTAAATTCCCACATAAGCAGATCTTGGGAGTTATGGGATATGAGGTTATCAATTATGACTATCTGGAATACAGCGAAGAGGACAGACAGCCGGTAAGCAATCTGTTTGGAGAATAAGCCTATGAGGAAATGGAGTAAGATAATCTACTCCGGCAACGGTTGGGATATGACGGTGCGTGAACTGATGTTTAGCATCGTCATTATCCTTATCATGCTTATGGGTGGATTTTTCATTAGTGAAAAGATAGCTTCACACAATGACGAACAGAATCAGGAATACTATCAAGCTATGCAGATTGATGGAAATGCGGAGCTGTTTCGGTACGGTATGCGAACTGATGTAGGAAATGCGTTTGTGAAAGGAAATCTGGTGGCAGTAGATCCTGTTACAGATCCTGGCATAGGTGGAGTACCAGTTGCCTACATAAAGGTTGAGGAACAACACTATAACCGTCACACGAGACAGGTGGCACATACACGGACGGTAAATGGAAACTCTCAGACTTATTACACCACGGAGGTATATTATTCGTGGGATTACTACGATAGTTGGGAAAACCATAGTCAAACAGTATCATTCCTTGGTGTGGAGTTTCCGTATGGAAAAATCCAGATGCCGGGGTCTTACCTGTATGACACAATTAAGCAATCGTCCCATGTGAGGTATTTGTACTATGTTATCAACACGGAATACAGCGGAGTTATCTATGCCAATCTCAAAGATAATACCATAGAGGACGGAACACCGTTCATTCAGGCAGATACGATAGATGAAGCGGTGGACTATATGGTTTCAAACGGAACTGCCGGGCTGGTAATTTTCTGGGTTGCATGGGTAATTCTGATCGGAGCAGCCGTGTTCGGGTTCTGCTATTTTGATAATAAGTGGTTGGAGGATTAGAGATGTATATTGTAGATCAGGACCGTAGCAACGTAGTTAATATCGGCAATATCAAAAGCATTGCACTCAACGGAAAAAGAATTACCGCCGATGATTACACACTTGCGGCTTACGATACAGAACAGAGAGGGAAAGAAGTATTTGAACAGTTACTTGGGAATGCTTTTCCTCCTGATATGATAGTAGCCAAGAATTGCAACATATCCGAGGATGCCGTAAAGGACCTAGCAATGGATCATAGCATTATCATGGTTAGTGGCAACGGACAGGCGGATGTTACAGCGTATAGCTGCGGAGTTTATTATATGCCGGAGGAATAAAAGAATGGTAGATGTTATTTTAGCAATCATTTGGATTGCGATATTGGTACTTTACATTGTTGTGGGTTGGAAAGATGCAAAGTCCAACAATGAAGTAAAGAAAGAAATTACACAGATGAATGAGCTGCTGTTGGAACAGAACTCTCAGCTCAAAGAACAGAATAAGCATCTTAATATGGTTATTCTGAGTGTTTGCAGTAAGAGTGTACGAGATAGAAAAGACCAGGAGGAAAAACGTGAAAAAGCAACGGAAAGAGACACGCCTGAAAAGGAAACGCCTGAAAGCAGCGTATAACACAATCTTAGAAGAAAACCGCCGATTAAAAGGTTGGCAATCGGTGTATGGCAGAAAAGAGATTAGAACATTTGGAGAACGCAAAATACTCACAATATTTGAAGCAGGAAGTGACAATATGGGAGAAATCATAAAAGACAGAATGGCAGTTGAAATTGGCAGAGCACTTAAAGAAAATGGCGCAATTCAGTTTGAAACATACGATGATCCTATGAAATGTGGAATTATTGTGGATGCGAAAGTTAAAATCGTTATGCCGTAGGTATATTACAGAGCCGTGTAGAGCCGTGAGAAAGGATGAATTTTCATGGCTCAACACGAACTATCGAATAAAGAGATTATCGTAAGGCTTCTGAAAAGCGATCTGAGTGACTATGACAATCTTCTGTCCTTACTCGGAATGGCAAATGAGGTTATTCGGGAAGATAAAGAACTTTCACGGAAATTAGCGAATAAGGTCAGATTCCTTGCACTGAGACTATGTGCGACAGGAGATATTAAATATTACGATTTGTACAATAAGGCTCTTTTGTTCTTGGCACAGGAACATAAGGATTTTGACTCTTATCTGCTTTATGTGGAAAAGAACAGAGATCCAGAGGACAGATACTATCAGCCACGAAGAAATAAGATTTATTGGCTTGTACAGAAGATGCAGAGGCTTATTGATGATGAGTTGGATATTCTATCAATATCAATGCCTCCTGGCACCGGCAAGACCACACTGGGAGAGTTTTTCATATCGTTTGTAATGGGGCATTACCCAAACACACCAAACCTTATGTCCTCCCATTCTGGATTCATGACGAGAATGTTCTATGATGCCGTTCTCAACATAATTACCAGTAATGAATATTGTTGGAGCGATGTGTTCCCGGATATTGTATTTGAGGGAAACAACGCAAAAGAAGAGACAATAAACCTTGGAAGATGGCAGCCGTTTAAGACACTGACCTGCAGACCAATCAGAGGTTCCCTTACCGGTGTTACCCGTTGTGAGGGATTTCTGTATGTGGATGATTTGGTTTCCGGTATCGAAGAGGCTCTGTCTATTGATCGTCTGGATAAGTTGTACGGAGAGTACACCACAGACCTTAAATCTCGTAAAAAGAAGAAAGCAAAAGAGATCCACATTGCAACCCGATGGAGTGTGCATGATGTTATTGGCCGGCTTGAAAGAATGTATGAGGGCAATCCGAGAGCAGAGTTCATTGCTGTTCCAGATATTGATCCTCAGACCGGAAAAAGCAACTTTGATTACGATTACGATGTTGGATTTGATGAGAAATACTTCCACGATATGGAAATGTCGATGGATGATGTTTCATATCGCTGCCTGTATAAGAGCGATCCGATTGAGAGAGAGGGTATTCTGTATCATCCAACAGAATTACAGAGATATATCGGAGGACTGCCGGACAGAGAACCGGATTCTATATTGGCAATCTGCGATACCAAGGACACCGGTACAGACTACAACTTCCTCGGAGTTTTCTATCAGTACGGAGACAGATACTATCTGGAAGATCTGGTATTCAAGAACATCGACCCTGGGACCTTGGACGAACTCAACTCAGATATGCTTGTTAAGCATCATGTACAGCAGGCACAGTTCGAGAGCAACAAAGAGGGTAGCAGAACCGCAAATGAAGTTGAGAGACTTGTCAAAGCAAAAGGCGGCAGATGCCATATCACGAAGAAATACACTACTCAGAACAAAGAGACCAAGATCATCGTCAATTCTTCATGGGTTAAGGAACACGTCATATTCAAGGATATTACAGAATATGAGCCTAAGAGTGATTACGGTGTGATGATGTCATTCCTTTGCAGTTATACACAGCTCGGAAAGAATAAACATGATGATGCGCCGGACACTCTGGCAATGTTCGCCCAGTTTGTAGATGCTCTTCTTGGCGGAGAGGGACAGGTAGTAAAGAGAAGTGACTTAGGAATATAGAAAGGGATAGCATGGGACAATATAGTTTCGCCACCAACTTAAAAAAAGAAAGAACGAATAGGGGAATTACACAATACGAACTTGCAACGGGCGTTCGTGTGGCGCAGAATACCGTGAGCGATTGGGAACAATGCAAAAGTTATCCGTCAATCGACAAGATATACGATATAGCAAATTTTCTCAAAATCCCTGTAAGCAAGTTGATTTCTGATGTTCAGAAAAATGGTTGTAAAGCCGACTGCACACAGAAAAACAAATTTTTTTGAAAATTTTGTTTATTCCACTTGACAAAGAATGTTTAGTACGCTATACTACGACCATACCAAGTGACACGGACATAAGTTAAGCGGAGTGAACACAAGGTATTTGGCATTAAAGTTTCTCCTAACCATTACGGCACAGCAACAGTGCCGTAATATGGGAAGTAAGCTAACTCGGTAGAAGCGATGGACTGAAAATCCATAGGAGTTGGTTCGACACCAACACTTCCCACTTAGGAATTGTTGTTCCCCGACAGCAATCCCACATCGGAGGGTTCACACTTATGATGGACCTCCGAAACCTCACATGGAATCTCCCAAAGTGTGAGGTATGGACCATTAGCTCAGTAGGTTAGAGCATCCGGCTCATAACCGGACGGTCTGGGGTTCGAGTCCCTGATGGTCCACGCATGGCAATCCGGCACGAAACTATAAATATAGCCATGGCAGTGAAGCTACGCCAAGATACACCGGAGGAAGTAAGGCGGCTGAGTGCGGCGGTGCAGTGCAGAAACGGTATGACTACCGCATGACCGTGACGGCTACCAGAGGTAGCAGACAAGAGAGGATGCAAAAAGATGTATATTCCTGAATTTTGGTGCGGTGTTGCCGCAACGATAATCACAGAAGTAATAATTGCAATCGCATATTCCATATATGTAGACCACAAGAAAGGAGGCAAGAAGTAATGAACAAAGCTGAATTAGTACAGGCTATGGCTGATGAAGCCGGACTTTCTAAGAGTGATGCCGAAAAGGCACTCAACGCATTTGTGGAAGTTGTCGGCGGAGAACTTGGCAAAGGTGGGAAAGTGCAGTTGGTCGGTTTTGGAACATTTGAAGTGACTGAGCGTGCTGCCAGAGTTGGCAAGAACCCTCAGAACGGAAAAGAGATTTCCATTCCGGCTTGCAAAGCACCTAAGTTCAAAGCCGGTAAAGCACTGAAAGATGAAGTGAATCGCTAAATGATCGGAGCGAACTTGGTGTAGCGTGGTGGTTCGATTCCACCTGTGGGTGTAGCTCTAGCGATTAAGATTCCCACCGCTTCTTTCCTAATGTTCTTGGCGATACAAAGAAAATTCAGGGCGAACGGCAACGATTGGTGGTGTTGCGGCGGACTGTAAATCCGTTCCCTCGTGGTAAACATTGGAGGTTCAATTCCTCTTTCGCCCATTTAGGTAGATTGCAGCCTATTCACAGAGAATTTACCGGACGCGAACGGCTTCTCTGCGGAGAATTGCAAGAACCTGGTTACGATTTTTTGTGGTTAAAGGGTACCTTGCTTCCAGTCAAAAAGTAAAAACCACACTTGTTCGATTAGTCAAGCGGTCAAGATACCACCTTTTCACGGTGGGGACGGGAGTTCGATTCTCCCATCGAACATTTCAACCGAGAATAACGCTGACTGTTTACAGTTGGTTTAGTGTTCCGGCTGAAAAGTATTGGCGAAAGCCGTGGTAAGCAATCATTAAATAGGGAGATTGCAATGCTCACTGAGAGGCTTATGTGAGTAGTCCGGGAAAGCCGACAGGACTTAAACTTGGAGAGCTTGCGTAAGTCACGCTAAAGACCATCGTTGCAACGATGCCTACGATAGCATAACTGGAAATGCCACGGACACCATGCCGGGGAAAGTGGGGTTCAACTCCCCACCGTAGGACGAGCGGATTTCTTAACTGATTTTCTTAGTCCGGCTTTAACAGGAAAGAAAATTGGCGGTGGCGAGGTTCCGGTGATCACCAAGTGCTTTTTCATTACCAAGAGTTTTTAAGAAAAACTCCGGTGCGGAAAATTTACTGCTTAGAGTGCATGAGCGTTACAGCGATTTAAGCGGCGCAGAGGATTTAGTAGAGGCTGAGAACTGCGATAACAACGTACATCAGAGGTAAGGCGATAAAGAGCTGGGCTCGTCAGAGGTTCTTTGAGTATGTAGTCGGTGGATTATGAGAACCATGTGGAGGGGTGTAAGGTCCGAGAACCACATTAAAAAATGAAATACCTTTGTTGGCAACTGTCTTACACGTTGCATCGGTTCGGTAGTGGCAACCATCCAAGTCACTGCCGGACTGCATTGGAGTATAGCTCAGATGGATAGAGCACAACACTACGGATGTTGGTTAGCGCAGGTTCGAGTCCTGTTACTCCAATAATGGCTTGTAGCTCAGTGGTAGAGCGTCTGACTGTTAATCAGAATGTCGTGGGTTCGATCCCCACCTTGCCAGTTGGAGACACTTGACTTACTCTTTCAAAACACTCCACGACAGAAAAGGTTAGGAAAGGGCGTTTACGACCGGCGGAAGAGGATCTCCGACTTGTACGTTACCAAGGGAAAACTACTCTGCCGTGTGTCCGGTTGGTCGAGGGTGCGGTCTTGAAAACCGTCTGGATGTAAAAGTCTCTGGGGTTCAAATCCCTAACACGGCGTGGCAAAGTAAAGGATACGTTCGATTCGTAGGTGTATGGGTTGCACGTTCTCTATCCAAAACCAATAGAGAAAGGAACGGTTCGATTCCGCGGTGTGAGGTCGCATTTTACTTTGTGGTTTTGGCTCTATGGTATAAAGGTTATTACGCCCGACTGTCTATCGGAAAATTTGGGTTCGATTCCCAATAGAGTCGTTATGGTGCATTGCCGTAATGGTAGCGGAGTGGCTTGCTAAGCCATCCGGCAGAAATGCCGTATAGGTTCGATTCCTATATGCACCGCTATGAGACCGTATTCCACCGGTGGAGGAGGTCTCAGAATTTGGAGTTGCCGGAATAGGTAGACGGATAATCATAGTAAAGGAATGGGGTAGGCGAGAGGTAGGTGCGATGACAAGCCACAGAAACAGCCGTAATCCTACCGCCCCAAGAAACTACTGAAAATCATAACTATTGTACCGAGTACCAACAGCGAAAGGTGTGGCTAACAGTAGCATAGTTCCATAGTGGGTGCAAATCCCATTACTCCAAAGCCGTCCTGACTTCGGACGTTAAACCAGTTGGGGTTAGAGAGATTTCCCGAAAGATAGTTCCTATTGGCATACCCGGTGGTTAGGGTGTATCACAACAAACCATAGTGAGTGTACGGAATTATTTAATCAAGTCCACCGTTCAGGATGTCGGCTGTGTGACGGTTAAGAGTGATTATGCGAGAAATTCGACATAGCAGAAAACTCAGAGGTTCTTGTGGGGCGAAGAACTATTATGGCGGAGTGGAGCAGCGGTAGCTTGTCGGGTTCATGCCCCGGAGGTCACAGGTTCAAATCCTGTCTCCGCAATCTTGCGTGGTAGTTCAATGGAGAGAACATTATGAGCGGTTGTCATGCTCCATGTGACACGGACAGCAATAATTCTTTTTTCGATGGTAACGAAGAGATGGGGGTTCGATTCCCTCCCACGCAACTGATACGGATTTCCGTATTAAAACTGAATATGGAGAGATGGCGGAACGGTAGACGCGGCAGTTGTGTACAATACATCATGTTTGTGGTGCTGACAGCAAATCTTACAGCTTGGGGCCTGCTTCATTGTTGGTTCAAATCCAACTCTCTCCAATCAAGGCGATGGCACAAACGTCCTTACAAATCAATAAGATGTGCCACATGGCGAGGTAGCTCAGATGGTAGAGCAATGATATGAATACGCAGATCATGTTAGTGATCTCAACAGCAATCTCATTCCAATCCAAGGCATGTGTCGGCGGTTCGATTCCGTCCCTCGTCTCTGCCCCGATTGCCGGTTATGGTAAACCGGAGGGAACATGACTGCGATAACGCTTGTGTTCCGCACAGCAATCGAGTATACGGGTTCAAGTCCTGTCGGGGCAATTAAGTGACGCTTACAGCAATCTTTCAAAACAGAAAATTCCATTGACAATATTTTCCCGTTTGAAACAGCGTCATGTAAAGAAATGAGGTTGCCTATGAACCGAAAAGAAGATTATAGGGATATGGAAAAGTATCATAAGGCGTGTCAGAGACAGCATAGGCGATATTACAGCAAAACGTCATTTCTATATCCGTCTCATCCGTGGACTGCGGATGAAGATGCACTGGTAATCAAGCATGAGATTACCGATTCTGAATTGTCTGAGAAAATTGGTCGTTCTGTCGGAGCGATACATAACAGGCGGTATGAACTTAAAAAGTTAGCCAGATAGGCATAAAACTTTACATGGGACACTTACAGCAACCCTTTTGGATATGACTGTTAATCATAAACCCCAATAGTGTCCTGACAATGAAACAGTAAACAATTTTATAGGGACTCCTACAGCAATCACAATGGTTAAAGCAAATGTCTAAAAAACAATGTGAAACGGTTCAATTCCGTAAATGAGAGTCCTGGAAAGGTAGGAAAACATGAGTTTTGCAGATGCAATGAGAGAAGAGGGTAGATTTACCCGGACTGAAAACGGCGCAGTGGCACTGGATACCTCTGGCGATGCCCGACTGGATCTGTTTGGTACAATCGGATCGCTGAGAGAGGCTGATGAGAACAGAATTACCACTCTGTTTGCTGAGGCATACGCACAGGACAAACTCTTTACTACAAAGATTGCGTTCTATGCAAGAGACATTCGTGGAGGTCTTGGAGAGAGAAAGACTTTCAGAACCATTATCCGTTACATGGCAGAAAAACACCCGGAAGCGCTCAGACCGAATCTTGATTTGGTTGGCGTATTCGGAAGATATGATGATCTGTATGAGCTTATCGACACTCCGTTGGAGGACGATATGTGGGCTGCAATGAAGAAACAGTTTGAGGAAGATTTACAGAACCTCAATGCTGGAAATGCAATTTCCTTACTTGCAAAGTGGATTAAGACCGCAGATGCAAGCAGCTCTGCCACAAGAAAACTCGGAATCCTTACGGCGCAGAAATTAGGCTATCCGGTCTACAATTTCAAGAGAATCGTCCGTAGCATGAGAAAACAGATCGGTGTCGTTGAGAGCCTTATGTCTGCCGGAAGATGGGATGAAATCAAATACCCGGAAGTTCCGGGCCGTGCAATGATGATTTACCGCAAGGCATTTATGAAACATGATGCTGATAGGTTTGGAGAGTTTATCAACAAGGCAGAAAAGGGAGAGGTAAAAATCAATGCCTCAACACTGTTCCCTTACGATATTGTTGAGAAGATCCTTTATGGCGGAGAGAGCAGTAATGTACTCGAAGCACAGTGGAAAGCATTGCCGGATTATGTGGAGAAAGGAACAAATGCTTTAGTTATGGCAGATGTGTCCGGTTCCATGAGAGGCAGACCTATGGCAACCTCAATCGGTCTTGCAATCTATTTTGCAGAGAGAAATGTGGGAGCATACCACAACCTGTTTATGACGTTCTCTGACAGACCGGAGACGGTTATTCTGAGGGGAGAAACCCTTGAACAGAAGATCCGCAACGCAAGCAGAGCAAATTGGGATGGTAACACAGACCTTAAAGCTGCTTTTGAGATGGTTCTTGAAATTGCGAAAAAGCATAATACTCCACAGGAAGAAATGCCGAAAGCAATCGTTGTTATCTCTGATATGGAAATTGACTATTGCGGAAACCGTGAGTGGTCTTTCTATGACAAGATGGCAAATAAGTTCCGCAAGGCCGGTTATGTAATCCCAAACATTATCTTCTGGAATGTGAATAGCAGACACGATGTATTCCATGCAGATCACAACCGTAAAGGCGTGCAGCTTGCAAGCGGACAGTCCGTGACGGTATTCAAACAGATCCTGCAGAACCTTGGCTACAATCCGGTTGAGGCCATGGAGAATACAATCAATTCTGAGAGATATGATTGCATCACAGTCGAATAGAGTAAATACTGACCGGGACAAATAGCTCCGGTCAAATAAAATATAAAAGGAGATAACCACCAATGAAAACACCCTACAATGAAATTGTGAACATCGCAAGTATTGGTTCACAGACAAATCCGATTTCTCTAAATGAGATTTTGAGAAAGGCAAACGATGAGCAGCTTACACCGGCAGCACAAAACAAAGAGAGAGTATTGTTTCTCGGAATTGATGTGCAGCAGGACTTCATGGATAATGGAGCACTCGGAGTTCCCGGAGCACACGGAGATGTGGAGAGAATGACACAGTTTATCTATAACAACATGGATAAAATTACAAACATTGCGGTATCTATTGATACCCACACACCACATCAGATTTTCCATCCGTGCTGGTGGATTGATGAAAATGGCAACAATCCGGCTCCTTACACACCGATTACGCTGGCAGACCTTGATTCTGGAAAGTACAGAGCTGTTATCTACCCTCGCCAGAGCCGTGACTATGTAGAACATCTGGAAAAAGACGGAAAGAAAACCTTATGCGTATGGTCTTACCACTGTTTACAGGGTACATCTGGTGCGGCATTTGAAAATCAGTTTGCCAACATGATTTATTTTCACTCTGTTGCAAAGAAAGCCGTTACGCAGCGTCTTGTAAAAGGACAGGACCCACTCAGCGAAATGTACGGAATTATCAAACCTGAGTATGATACAAAGAACTACATCAATATCGACTTCCTGAACAAACTGGAAAATTACGACAAGATCATTATTGCAGGAGAGGCAAAGAGCCATTGCGTATTGGAAAGCATTAAACAGATTCTCGAACATTACGCTAATCGCCCAGAGATTACTCAGAAAATCTATATCCTGGAAGATTGTATGTCCTCCATTCCTGGGTTTGAGGATGTTACTGAGCAGACCTTTGATGATTTTAAGAAAACGTACCATGTAAACATCGTGAAAAGCACAGATGATATTTTGTAGGAGGTAGCCGGTATGAATGAAACAGAACAGGTAATTGACGGATTAGATGAGGTTGAGATCGCAAATACATCCATTGATGAAATCGACAGTGAGAACATCAATTTAATTTTTGTCGGAATCGACAAGTCTGGTTCTATGGGAATGTATGAAAGAGATATGGTAAAAGCTCTTTCGGATTTCAAAGATGCACTTATCAATTCCAAGGAATGTGATGAGATTCTGGTTGCAAGAGCAGACTTCTCCGACAGTGCAACCGTAGGAGGCTATAAGCGCATTACAGAGTTTGACACTTCGTATAGCACCGATGGATGCACAGCTATGTACGATACGATCATTGATGGAACTGAGAAGTTGAAAGAATACAGAGACTTCCTCAAAAATGAGGGAATGAGAGTAAAGGCCGTGTTTGCAATTTTTGGAGATGGGATGGATAACTCTTCTCAGCCGGGAGGGTTTGCAAAGGCAAAGAAAGCGGTAGAGTATCTGAACGTGGAAGAAATCGTTACTGCGTTTATCAGTTTCGGAGGACAGGCAACACAGGAGGCGAAAGACCTTGGATTCAAGAATATCCTCGATGTAAGCAGTTCTGCATCAGAACTCAGAAGAGCTTTCAACTGCTTATCAAAATCAGTGATTGAAAACTCCAAGAGTGCCGTATCGAAACAGGATGATTTTTTTGACGTATAAAAAATGAGAGTAGAACGGCGATCCTAAAAGGGGTTGCCGTTCTTTTTTGTGGGAGGAAATACAATGGTTATAAATAAAATCGGTCAGCAACATATCGACTACGGTACGAATTGCCAGGACTACGGAATTGAATTTGATGGGATGAAAGTTGTTTGCGATGGCTGTTCGGAGGGGAAACATTCGGAAGTTGGAGCAAAAGCGTTTTGCCATCTTTTGAAAAATGACAGCAGAATTATACATGAATGTAGTGTATATACTGCCGCAGCCGCTTTTGGAGAGATACTTGGTCTATTCGGGCAGACTTCCGGCTCAATCAGAGATTTCCTTTGTTTTACGATCCTTATGGTTACTGAAAATGAGACACATTTCATGGTAGATTACTGCGGAGATGGTTTTATCGTGAAAGAACGTCTGGACGGAACGATTGAGTTTGAAGAACTATCTGACGGAGAATACCCGAAATACTTTGCCTACAATTATGTGAATAAAGATATGCTTAAACAGTATAAAGATGGTGTCAATTTTTCCACAAAGGCTTTTCCGAAAGATGAATACAGGAATATTGGTGTAGCATCTGATGGAATACGATTCGCCATGAAAGATGAACAATTTAAGAAAGAATTTACGGAAGTCCTGCAGAGCGGCAAGGAAGTAAGAGTAAAGAGGTTTATAAACAAACATCAGAAAGTATTCCAGGACGATACAACAATCGTATTGTAGGAGGGCATTATGAAAATGGCACTAACGAGGATAGGAAAAGAAAAGATAAGACAGCTTACTCCCATAACGGAGGGAGGCGAGGGATATATCTATGAGTTTGGCAACGATATTCTGAAAATTTACAAACCCTGTGTTGATATTGCAGCCAAGGAAAAGAAAGTTGCCATGCTCATTGACAAACCGCTGCCAAAGGAGGCTATTAAACCGATTACGGCAGTGTATGACAATAACAATAAGTTTATTGGTTACATTATGCCAAAAGCCGTAGGAGAGGAAGTAAGAGTTCTCACAAGTAAAAAATATCTGAAAGCGAATGGGATAACCACGAAAGATATTTTGGAAATACTCGTAAAGATACAGGACACCGTGAGAGATATACATTCCGCCGGAGTGTGTATTGGGGATCTGAACGATCAGAACATCCTCTTTGACAAAACTGGAAATGTGTACTTTATAGATTGCGATAGTTGGAGCGTGGAAGATGAAAAATGTGAAGTTTGCATGGACTTATTCAAAGATCCATTGATGAAAGGAAATGATTTTTCAGAGGAAACAGACACATACGCAGAGGCAATTTTGATTTGGAAAACCCTTACAAGGATTCATCCGCATGGTGGGACTATGACACCAGATATGGATATTGTAGAACGTATGAAACGAGGAATATGCGTAATAGACAATCCAAAAGTAAAAATACCAAGAACGATTAAACCGTGGAAAAACTTATCTCCTTATCTGGTTGATTCTCTGAAAAAGATTTTTGAGAATAAGAGCCGATCTATGGGGGATGAATTAAAACACATGGCAAAACACCTTAAATTCTGCGATGTACACCAGGAGTTTTATTATGGCAAATATGCTCGTTGTCCGCTATGTGATAATAATGCAAATGTTCTTACTAAGCCGGTATCACAAGGGGTAACAGGAGGGCTTACACTTATCACGATGCTCAAAGGAAACGATGTAAAAATTGTTCTAAATGAGCAGTGTTATATCAATAATGCCGGAGAAGTAGTGGAAGTTAAGAATGGGAATAAATTCACATACGAAAGCGGAATCAAATACCATTTCGCAGAGGTTGGAGCAGAGAATATTGTAATAAAAGCGGATGATAGAGCGTTCTGGTTTGCCACGGATAGAGAATATGTGTTTGAGAAGAAACACAAGAGTCCGATTTATGCGGCAGGAGATTCAGTATATTTCATAAGTCCTGCCAATACATTAACCTCTATCCAGATCACAAAATCAGGCAACGGAATACGGACGATTACAAAATGTGGATATGAGAGTTACTTTGCGGTATCTGAGGGACATTCGTGCGTTGTGAGTAGATTTGCAGAAAACCTCATTGTGAATCTGGATGGAAAAAACATTGAGATACCATATACTGATACCGTGAATAATTATGGAATACACAGAGATAAAATAACCGGAGGATGGCTTATCGTGTTGGAAAACGGAGCCGGACAGTTCTTTACCTTTGTGTGCAATGAACATGGAGTAGTGTATAGCGAGGATCGCATTAAATATCAATGCGGGCTTGGCAATGTATGTTTTTATAACTCCAATATCTCAATACCGATTGATGGAAATATCAGAATATATTCGTACCAGAAACAGGCATTTAAAGATTTTGAGTGCGAAGCCGTATCGCCGGATAGCTGTTTAATCAAAGATTCCACAGCATTTACAATCGTCAATGATGAAAATATTTATAGACTTGTGAGAACTGTACGATGAAAGGAGAAAATGGTATGACAGAAGCGCAGAAAAAAGCAGTTGAGGTACAGAAAGAAATCGAAGAGGCCTGCATCCGGCATGGACTTAATCTTACTATCTTTGAAAATGGTATTGGATTTGTGGATCCCAAAGACAATAAAATTGTCATGGTATGGAGACCCAAGTATAAATCGGCACCGCCAGAAACACCACCTACACAGAAACCGTCCGGCGGAAATATGTCCGCTTTCATATTTGGCGGTTCAAAGGGAAGTGGCAGATTTATGGGAAACAAAAGGAAACATACAGTCAGAGGAATGAAACGGAGGTAGGTTGATATGCCAAGTTTTAAATTAAAACCGGAGCACATAAAGATTATGACAGACCTTAATTTTAGAATCTCCATTTTAATAGATTCTAAGGATAGGTATAGACCGGCAATAGATGTTAAAAGACCATTCGGGAACAGCGGCCCCACAACGAATGTGTGTGAAATCATGGGATGGCACTGCGATGAAGAAAGTGGAGAATACGCTGCTGAGGATATTGAAAAAGCCGAAATGCTCATTATCGAGCTTCCAGTTGCTTTGCAGATCGTGATGCAAAACCACACATTTGAACCCGGAGAATATGAAGTAGGGGAATATTCCTCGGCATACTTCAATTATGTTCACATTCGCAATTATCACGCATTAAAATCTCCTATCGCAGAAATAGAGGAAAAATATAAAGACTGCGATCAAATGGAAAGGTTACATGAAGTTTGTATGAATGTATCTGGCGATAACCCGTGGAAAGTGATTGACGATCTGAAATGGTTTGCCCAGACCGACTTTCTGGCAGATGCAATAGTGGTATTTGAAAAGCATCGAGACGAACAAATCCTTGATGAATGGCTGAAAACACATGACGGAGAGGATTATTGCAAATATTGTCCTGAAAACGCTGAATGTCCTCACGGAATGGCTTGTTATGGTGGAGAACCTATCGAGCCGTCTTGCTACGGAGCAGATATGAAAGAATTTCTTTACACGGACTCTATTATTGAGGATGCACTGGAGGAAAGATATGGCGAAGAATAACAAACTGATAAATTCCCTGAATGAAATCGCCAGAAGAAACCGCTCACAGAACGTTGCTACTGCGGCAGACCAGATGGTTCCACAGATATATGCTGCGATTGCCATAGCACTTCACAGAACCTATGGATTCGGATATAAGCGTATCAATGATGTGTTCGTAGAATCACAGCACATTTGGGAAAACTATGCCGGGGACGGAACCGGTATGGTAAAGAAGTGTGAGGAAGAAACCGGAGTGACGGTATGTAGCCCGGAAGAGGCACAGAGATTGATGGAGATGCAGAATGGAATGTAACGGAAATTGTGGATCATGTGCTTGGCATGATAATTTTAATGGGACAACGGATTGGATATGCGGCAATGAGGAAAGTGATTGCTATGGAGCGGTCACATCCTGGGATGATTACTGCATTGACTACGAACCGAAAGGCATATAATAACGAACTCAATTACATCATAAAATTTTAATTTTATCATTTAACAAGGAATGACTGCATTAAAATATCGGTTTCACCGATATTCTAATGCGTGGTTGTTCCTTTTTTGTTAAAATGATGGTGTCTTGGTATAGACGTTGGTGGATTATCCCTTTCTTGATATGGAGTAGTGAACGCTACTCCATATTGGTAAGCCCGGATAGCTCAACTGGCAGAGCATTTGATTTGTAATCAAAAGGTTGTGGGTTCGATTCCCACTCTCGGCTCTTGCCTCTTTCGAGAGGCCATGGGTTCCTCCATTATTGTAGGATAGGGCGGTGGCGAGCCGCCCAGTAATGTGTGGTGGCGCAGTTCGGTAGCGCATCTGACTTTTAATCAGACGGTCGTGGGTTCAAATCCCATCCACGCAACTATCCACATACAGAAAGGAGCAGCTATATTGGAAACGGAAAACGTATACTGCCCTGTATGTAAGGCGCGGGCAAACCGTGAAAAACTTCTTTTCAAGAAAGCACCCGGAGCATCCGGCACGATTTTTATAAACTGCCGTGGATGTAAGGAAGTAATAAAAATAGAATTAAGCAAAGAGCCTTTGAGCCGGTTAAGTCATAAGTAGACTTGATCGGTTCTTTTGTTTTATTCGGAAAGGGGAAACTTCATGTACGCAAGCAACCGTCCAACTCTCGGTAGACGAATGTTAATGACTGATGAGAGGGAAATTACGAAAGACAATATCATATCGGTTGTATCTAAGGCGTTTATGGAACACCAGGAGAATGTGGCACAGGAAGTTTTTCTTTTTGAGTACGAGAAAGGCAATCAGCCAATTCTTAACCGTGAAAAGAAAATCAGACCGGATCTCAATGCCACAGTCGTAGAAAACAATGCTTCAAAGATTGTGGACGTGCATCTGGGATATTGTTTTTCCAACCCGATCACTTTCGTACAGAGAGCAAAGATAGAACCGACAAAGAAACAGAAGAAAGCCTTATTCGGATTTTTGAGAAAAAAGGATGAGGACGATGGAGAGAATATTGACGATTTGAAGATCGCCATGCTCAATAAAATGATGCAGGAGCAGAGCAAAGCGGCAAAAGACATTGCCCTTGGAAGAAACCTATTTATCTGTGGTGTCGGCTACCAGATGATGCTGCCGAACAGAAATAAGAGCAGATATTCTCCATTTGAACTATTGGTTCCAAGTCCACTTACAACCTTTGTGGTGTACTCAAATGACGCATATAGAGAACCGGTGCTAGGATGCACCTATTCCGTACATGATGATGGAACAATTACTCTTACGGCATACTCAAAGAATTTCTGCTATACCATTGAGCATGAGTTGAACACGACAGACTATCATCTGAAAGAGAATATCGCACCAAACCCACTCCGAAGAATACCGGTCGTTGAATTTTATCTGAATGACCGCATGGGTATTTTTGAAAAGGTTATCCCACTGATGGATGCAATGAATCTTGTGGATTCTGACCGTATCAATGATATTCTGCAACACGTTCAGAGTTTACTCTGGATGCACAACTGCCAGGTAAACGAAGAGGGCAAGAAAAACCTCGTAGACGGCGATGGAGTCATTATGACAAAGAGTACCGGGGACGGCAAGGAAGCAAAGATCACTTACCTCAATCAGACATTGAATGAGAGTGAGGTTCAGAAACTTGTGGATCATCTCAATTCTCAGTTGGAGCAGATTACCTCTACACCGTCATGGCAGGAGGCAAGCGGCGGTTCAACAACCGGTGCAATGCAGTTATCCAATGGATGGCAGTGTTTGGAGATTTCCGCTAAGACGGTTGAGCAGTTATTCACTGAGCCGGAAATGCAGCTCATTGATTTGGCAATCGAAATCATTAAGACAGATCAGAGACCGTATGACGGTCTGAAAGATATAGAGACGGCAGATGTTGAAATCCGTTTCTGCCGTACAAAAACCTATGATTTGGTGTCTAAGACCAATTCCCTTGTGGCATTGCTTAATGCCGGAGTAGATGGTCTTACATCATTCAACACTGTCGGACTGTTCACAGATCCACAACAGGCATGGGTTGATAGTAAGCCTATTATTGATGGCATACAGAAGAAACTTGCCTCCAAGGAGGAAAAGACACAGCAACCGAACCCTAACGCATACAAGGATGAAGAGGGGAACGGTGGGGAGAACAACACGGAAAAAGATAAGACAGAGGAATCTAAGCAGCCAAGTAAGACTGCAATGGTAGAAGAATAGGCGGTGTGAACTATGTATAATCCGGTTGAATACTTTGACGAAATGAACATTCTCAAAGACGATAAGCTACGCCGGAAGAAAACCGCCAAGGAGTTTATAAATGCACTTGTAGACTTTTTTGCAGCACAGTTCCTCAATCTTATTTCCGGCATTTTCCTTTACGAAAAGACGAGTGCTGATTATGAAAATGAACTCATGGATCTCTATTTTGCCATGATGCCTGAATATCAGTACGACACAGAAGTAAGGGAAAAGGCATACAGATTTGCAAAGTATATTCAGGAAGCCACAGAGAGGGCAGTTGCAAATGCCAACGGCAACGATAAATATAAAATATCTCGTATGACCGGTGGCATGATGAATGAAGAGGATGTTCCCAAAAGTGTGAAAAGAATGTTCTCTGATGCCAGAGCTACAGAGATTGCCCTAAATGAGACAAACTGGATATATAACTGGATAAATCATCAGAACCTTGTGGATAAGAAACAGAATACCCACACATGGGTAAGCATGAGGGATGAACGTGTCCGGGTTAGCCACTGGGAGGCGGACGGCCAAACAGTTCCTATTAACGAGCCTTTTATCATCAATGGGTACAAAATGATGTTCCCGCTCGATGATAGTATGGGCGCACCGATAGATGAGATCATCAACTGCCGGTGCGTAGAATTATAAATCAGGAGGTAGAAAACCAATGGCAACTGCAAAAAAGACAGCAGCAGACAAGAAAAAGATGGACGATAAGAAGAAAGCAGCTTCAAAGAAATCCGTTTCAAAGAAAGATACTGCCAAGAAAACTGCCAATAAGAAAGCGGCAGCAAAGAAGTCCACTGCAAAGAAAACTGCCACCAAGAAAACCACTGCCAAAAAGGCAGCAAAGAAAAACTAACTTTATACAGTTAGAGCCAGTGAGCCGGATGTGATGATAAATCGTGTCCGGCTCATTTTTCGGTTATTCAGGGAAAAATCCCTATCACATAACGGGTTAGAGAAAATCCTTACCAAACGCATACAACTATTGTCTTGCAGAGACGCAAGTAAAAAAACGCAGAAATTTATACGGAGAGAACCGTTCAAACGCAGGAGGTCAATTATGGCAGATGTAAACAGTACAACAATTCAGGTTTCTGGTACACAGCAGCAGTCTCAGACAGAACCGCAGAAACAGCCTACTACCCAGGATCCCGGTACTCAGCAGTCTCAGGCAACCAAGCCGGAGGATAACAACAACGGCAATGAACTTACGGTTGAAAGCCTTATGGCGCAGCTTGCACAGGAAAAGGCCAATAACGCCAAGTTAAAGTCCGACAATGACAAGTTATGCACATCAGAGGGCAATCTGAGAAAACAGCTCAGAGCGAAACAGACAGCAGAGGAACAGGAAGCGGAAGCAAAGGCAGAACAGGCGGCACAGAGAGATGCCTATGTCAAGGAACTGGAAAAGTTCAAGTCGGTAACAGAATCATCGGAGCGTTACTTAGGAATGGGTATGCCTACCGAAATGGCAAAGGCAACGGCAACGGCAGAGTATGAGGGAAATATGGATGTCGTTACTGGAAACATCTCTAAGTTCATGGCAGAGAGGGATAAGCAGAAAGAGTCTGAAATCCGTGCGCAGTATTTGGCTCAGATGCCTACACCGCAGTCTGGGAACGTAGGTCAGGTTGACTATTCAGCACAGATCAAGCAGGCAATGGACACAGGCGATATGCAGTCTGCCGTCCTTGCAATATTAAACCAGAGTGCCGCTAACAATCAGCAGGCATAACTTTTAAGGAGGTAATGAATTATGGCACAGGGCACAGCAACATCTTTCGCTGTTCCTAATTTTAGCGGAATGTTATTCGCTAAAGGGCAGCAGGCAACACCGTTCTCTACTATGATTGGCGCAAGACCTCTTGTAACCAATCATGTAGAGTTTACTTGCGGTCAGGAATACAACACAGAAACAGGCGAACAGCCTGAGATTTCTGAGACAGCATCCCTTACCGCTCCACAGCCGGAAATCGTAACCAGAAGTCAGCTTACCAACGTTACTCAGATCTTCCAGAAGTCCGTAGCGATTTCTTACGGAAAGCAGAGCAACATGGGTACACTGCAGGGTATCAACGTAGCCGGTCAGCAGGCAAATCCTATGGATGAACTTGCGTTCCAGGTATCTCGTAGAATGGCGAAGATCGCACAGGATATTGAGTACACTTTCATCAATGGTAAGTATGCGAAAGCTACTACTGATGCAGAGGCAAACCAGACCAGAGGACTTCTGACTGCGATTACAACCAACATACTCGATCTCGCAAAGAAACCTCTTACCTACTGGCTTGTAGCAGAGGGATTAAAGTCCATTCACGATCAGGGTGCAAAGACAGATAACATCGTCCTTGGTGTAGACGCAACCACTATGTTGCAGCTCAACCTTGACGCTCAGCAGAACAACCTGACTATCGTTCCTCTCGGAAGAGAAGTAAACGGTATCAAGTTACAGACCGTAGTGACCCCTCTTGGAGAGGTGGCAGTCGCATTGTTCGATACTATGCCTGCCGGTACTGCCGTTCTGTTTGATCCGTCCATCATGGCTCCGGTTCATCAGATGGTTCCTGGTAAGGGTAATTTCTTCTTAGAGCAGCTTGCAAAGACAGGCGCAGGAGAAACTTATCAGATCTTCGGTCAGATTGGTCTGGATCACGGTCCTGAGTGGATGAGTGCGAAGTTCACTAATATTTCCACAGATCTTCCTAGTAAGATCACGGCAGCCGGTACATCGGGGGAATAACAGGTCATACCCTTAACGGTGGTTCCGAGGTAGTTGATTCTTCTGTTTCCACATCAGCGGATGCGGTTTCAGAAGAGACGGCTACTGGTAAGAAGTACACAGAGGAAGAACTTAACGCTCTGACAGTAGCACAGATTAAGGCTATCGCAGCGGAACGTGGGTATGACATGAAAGAAACCGTAAAAGCAAAGCTGATCGCAGAGTTTTTAACTCAGCAAGGGTAAGAAAGTGAGGACGGATTATGGACGCTAAATTGTTGAAAGTCATTTTAGATGATGAAACTCTCACTGACGAACAGATTGCCGTCCTCCTTGTGAAAGCTCAGAAGCAGGCTGCAAATCAACACTTTTGGGCGGATGATGATATTCCGACAGAGGCAGAGTTGGAGAGATTTTATAACAGGTACGAGTTTGAAATCTATGATTTGGCGAAAGCCATAAACTCTGACGATGCGAGGGGTGGACTTGTATCTCACACTGAACTTGGAGTTACCCGGAACTGGGGACAGACAGGTAAGAAAGATATTGAGTTGGCCTTGGCGAAGATCCCACCCAAAACCTATGTAGGTCTGTTAAGGAGGGATGGCAATGCCGAAGCTGAGACTTAAAGACCTCAGATTGAACCAAGTCCCTTTTTATTACCAGACCTATGACGGAACGGTGGATGAAGTGGACGAAGATGGCAACCTTACCGGGGAGAGCATACCGAAGTATTCAAATCCGGTTCGCGTTCTTGCGAGAGTAAGTCCGAACTCAGGAAATGCAGAGGATTCCCCGTTTGGTAAAGATATTGTCTATGACAAGACCATATCAACCGTACAGAAATTGCCGATTGATGAATACTCAAAACTCTTCATAGATGTGGTTCCTATTCTCAACGAGGACGGCTCCACAGATACAGAACCGGATTATATATGTGTCTGCCCGAAACATGATTTGCAACAGAATCTATGGGCGATACGGAAAATTAAGGGGAATATCCATGCAGGACAAAATAACGATCAATCCCTTTGACCCGGACAGCATAGACGGGGCTATTAAGAAACTGAAAAAGCGGAAAGAACGTATACACAAATGCGCAGAGAAACTTATACAGAGACTTACAGACCTCGGAGTTGAAAAGGCACAGGAGTTAGTTCCGGTTGATACCGGTACGGCAAGATCTTCCATTATCGGTTATCTGGATGAGGCAGAGGGAGTTGGAATCATAAGTGCCGGAGGGTATTGCAAGTACATTGAGTTTGGTACTGGCGTAAAGGGTAGGGACAGTTCCCACCCAAGCGAAGAGTACAAGGCAATAATGAACTGGGCGTACAATTCCGGGGCAACAATCTTTACCACGAAAGACGGCAGAGAGGGTTGGTATTATCCGGCTGATGATGGAACATGGCGATTTACAGAGGGTATGCCGTCAAGACCATTCATGTATGAGACGGCACAATATCTGAGGAAAGAAGCACAAAAAATAGCAAGCGAGGTATTCAAGGATGGTTAAGGACAATGTGAATTTGTATTTTACGAACCTCCTGAAAGACTTGCAGAAACAATACAGCAGTTTGAAAGGAGGACAGGTGTATAAAGCTACACCGCCGTCATTCCCCTATATGTATTTCAAACAGATAGGTGGAGACGGAGCATTATCCACACTTTCAAATACAGAGGACGGTATCAATCTTGGATTGGAAGTTAAATTCTACTCCAATAAATCCGCCTCAGAAGCGCGGAAGTTAGCAAATTCCGCAAGGGAATATATGGTAGGGATTGGATTTCATTGCGATTATTTCTCTCCTGTGGAGAATGTGAGTGATACTTCCATTTCACAATTCCTTACCCGGTTCTCAAAACTGGAAACATGATTAACTCCATCGGCTAGGGTCGCTCCCGAAAAGCACTCGCCTGGTGTCTGCCGGTGGTTTTAATAAATTCAAGGCTTTACCTCTTAGGCAAAGGAAAACACAAGGAGGTAGAACGAAGATGGCTAAATGTACTAACACAACTTATCTGATGAAGAAAAAGAGTGACAGTGATACATTTGAAAAACTGGTTGACATTACAGAGTACCCAGATCTCGGTGGAGAAAAGGAAAAACTCGATGTAACCACTCTTTCTGACAAAAAGAAGAGAACCATTAACGGTATTGAAGATACCGGAGACCTTAACTTTAAGTCATGGTATGAAAAAGCAGATTACCAGAAGTTACTTGCCATCCAGGAGTCCGGTAAGGTTGAAACATACCAGATCTGGTTTGGAGAAGAGGGCATTGACGGTAAGTGGGAGTGGTCCGGTGTCATGGCAGTATATCCGAACAGTGGTTCCTCAAACAATGCGAGAGAGATGTCATTCTCTATCACAGATGAGGGAACAGAAGCACTTCATTTTGTAACTGCGTAATTAAAAAGTAGCTTAGTGGCAGGGGATTATTCCTCTGCCACATAAATAGGACAGATTAACGAAAGGACGGTTAATAATATGATTTTACAGACAGCGAATGGCCCCAAGGAAATTAAAACGAAAGAACTCGATTTTACTAATATGATGTGCGATCTGGAAGATTGCGATGTAGATGTCATGGGACTTTTAGACAACGAAACTAGATCGAGTATGAAAATAATAAAAACAATCAGAGCAATTTTGGCGGTACTTATCGGAACAAAAGATTTGACAGAAGCCGGGAAAGCCCTAACCGAACATTTAAAGCACGGAGGGGCAATGGATGAAATTATTGATGCGTTTACGGAGGCAATGGAAACCGCGGGTTTTGGCGGGGGAGCCGAGGAAACTCCGAAGAACAGCGGAAAGAAAACCAAGGCAGCAACAGAGTAGAGGAAATAGATCTCAGAAAATACAAATCGTTTACTGAGATTATCAATAAAGTTTGGCTTCCAAACGCTCTCCTTTATGGTGTTTCCTACGATACTTTCTGGAAACTGAACCCTAAGAAATTAGAACCATTCCAAAAGAAGAGAGAGATGGAGGCAAAAGAGCAGGCTACGGCAATAGATACATTGGCGTGGTCAGTTGGTTCGTATGTCGTAGATGCCATGGCGATATTCCTTGGCAAAAATTCTCCGGCATACCCAAGCCAACCGAGAAGCATGAACAGCACAGAGAGCGCACCGCCGGGAGCAAAAATGACGGATGCAGACAGATTCGCTGCCTTTGCCGCAGAACATAATAAGCGATTGAGACAGCGAAGAGAAAAGTAGCTGATTACATGGGGATAGGTTGACGAACCGAAACAGCGCAAGTCCGGCGCAGTTCCCCATGTTTTCTTATATTAGGACAAAACAATACCACCCACGGACAGGGTTTCAACGAAGTGAGGTGGCAAAATGCCTGATAACAGAGTAGATAGCATTTTATTGGAAATAGACGCCACCACTGATAAGGCAGACGGTGGTATTGATAAAGTAACAAAAGCTCTTACCTCAATGAAGAAAATCACTGAGGGATTAGATACAGAAAAGTTAAAACAGATTCTTGATGTAATGCGCGGTTTCTCCGGCGTTGGAGATGATCTTAAAAATGCCGGAAGTGGCATGAGAAGTATTGCATCATCCATTAAGTCTCTGTCAGGAGTTGATACGGCGAAATTAAAAGAGGTTGCTTCTACCGTAAAGGAAGTCAGCACAGCACTTGGAAACCTCGGATCAAATAACCGTGTCAGCATCAGAATTGATTCTGAGGGTGTACAGAGACGTGTACAGCCTTTGGAGAACGGTCAGCAAGCGGCAGCAGCTACGGAAAGCGTTGCGACTGCATCAGAAGAGGCACAGGCAGCAATGAACGGTGCTGCATCAGCGGCAAGTCAGTTGGCGCAGGAGGAAAGTAACCTCGGAACCGCCGGGCAGAGTGCAGCAGCCGGACAGACAAACTTAAACGAAAGTCTCAATCAGGCAAACACAAATCCGGCTAATAGACGTATTCAGGAACTCATAGACCAGATCAATAAGTACAAAGCCACTGTCAGCGGTATGGAGAGTGGAAAGATACGGTTTGATACCGGTCAGTACGAGGAAGCTGTGAATGGTCTCAGACAGGCACAGGAACAGTTTAAGCAGTTCAAGGAAACGGTTTCACAGTCTCCTAAGAATATGGAGGATGTGGCAAAGTCCATTAAGTCCATAGGGGATGCCGCACAGAAATGCGGACTTGGAACATTTTCTTCTATATTAAGCGGAATTGCATCAATTCTTCCGGCTATTGAAACCGGGGGCATGGCGGCAAATGCCGGATTCCAGTCTATGGCAGTTGGATTGGAAGCGGTACAGTCGGCAATTCCTATTATCGGTATCATACTGACAATACTTACTGCCATTATCAATGCCGTAAGACAAGTGGCAAATGCCGTAAAGAATGAGGTGCAAAAAATAATTTCTGCCGTGAAAACGGTAGTGAATAAAATCCGTTCTGGGATTGCTGCAATTATAAACAAATTCAAGGAACTCAAAAAGCGTGTCAGAGAGAGCCTTGGTTTTTCTGAAAAACAGAGTGGAGCGTTTGCAAAGAAACTGGGTTCCATCCTCCGACTTGGAACATTCATGTTACTGCGCTCAATGTTTACGCACCTATTTGAACTCGTAAAAACAGGATTCGACAACCTTGTTATTTATTCAAAAAGAGCCGGAACGGAGTTCCACAAAAACGTGAATCTTCTCTATAACGATTTGCGTCAGCTCGGAGCATCACTGACAACTGCATTTGAACCAATCCTGAATGTGGTTACTCCAATTCTGGATTACCTGATTCAGAAGCTCATTGCAGCGACAAACGCATTGGCACAGTTCTTCTCAGCACTTACTGGCAAGAAGTTCTACACCAAGGCAATACGACAGAACAAAGATTATACAGATTCCTTAAATAGCGCAGCAAAGGCGGCAAAGAACCTTACCACCGGCATAGATGAGTTAAATATCCTCAGTGATGATAAAAGCGGTAGCGGCAGCAACAGTGGAGCCGATGGAAGCGGATATGAGACGGATGCGGTAGCTGATAAGTACAAAGACCTTGCGGAAATGGTTAAGGACGCATGGGCGGACGCTGATTTCACAGAGATAGGAAGAATGTTCGGAGAGAAGCTGAAAGACGCTCTCGAAAACATTCCGTGGGACGGAATCAAGGCAACCCTGAGAAAGATTGCCAAGAGTATCGCCACATTCCTGAATGGTTTCCTTGAAACTCCTGGATTATTTACAGAAATCGGAGTAACCATAGCGCAGGCGATCAACTCAGCATTTGAGTTTGTGGATTCATTCGTTGAAAACTTCCACTGGAGCAGTCTTGGAACAGCCATTGCGAACCTTATCATAGGTGCATTAGATACTCTGGATTGGACTCTGATAAATAAGACCGCAAAGGGACTGGCACAAGGTATTGTTGATGCAATCAACGCCGCCCTGCAGACAGAGGATCTTTGGAAGAAAATCGGTACTACAATTTCCAATACGATAAACTCAGCAATTACTTTTGCAAAAACATTTGTCAAAGGACTGGACTGGGCTTCGCTTGGAACCGCAATCGGAAATCTTCTCGGCAATGCGATCGCCGGAATTGATTATGACGGAATCGGAGAAACATTTGCCGGGTTCGTGAACGGTGTATTTACCGCCGTACTGAATTTCTCAAAGACATTTCCGTGGACGGACATCGCAAAGAACTTTGCAAGCGGTGTCAACACGGCACTGAAAAACATCGACTGGAAAACGGTTAAGGACGGTTTCGATAGTTTCTGTTCTGGACTCGGTTCAAACCTCAATACGGCAATCACAAACATTGACTGGGAACTTGTCGGAACTACACTCGGAAACAGTATTAAGACACTTTTCAGTGGCATTGGAAAGTTCCTTGCAAAGATTGATTTCAAGAAAATCGGTAGTGACTTTGCGAGTGCAATAAACAAGGCAGTTAAGACTATCGACTGGAAAGAAGCCGGAGGCACAATCAATTCCCTTATATCTGGTGTATGCACACTGATTAACACTTTGATAGACGAGGTAGATTGGTACGAACTTCTAAAGGGCGTAGGAACGGCAATGTCCGAGATTGACTGGGACACAATCCTCAAAACAGTCTTTAAGGTATTTGCAGCCAAGTGGACGTTCAAGAATTTGTTCAAATGGGTATCATGGACCGCCATTTGGAACCAGTTGAAAACAAGCATTGTAGAGGGAATATCTAAGAAGTTTGGAATTGGATCTGATGATGGAGAAATAAATACTGTCGGAGAGAAAATAGTCAGTGGCTTGCTTGGTGGAATATCTAAATCCCTTTTGCCGGCACCATTGCAGACAGCGTTGAGTTGTTTCGGAAATGTGACAGATGTTGTCAAAGGAATATTTGGCATAGGTGGTTCATCCGATTCAACCGTATTCAGCACACTTGGAAGCAATCTTGTCACTGCTTTCAATGGAGGCATCGGAAAGAAATTCTCAGACTGCCAAGCAAAAGTTACGGAGTGGGCCGGAAAGGTCAATGACTGGTTCTCGGGTACGAGTTTTGGAAAGATTTGCAAAGAGACTTGGGAAACCCACGGTCAGAACATCATAACCGGCTTTAAGGACAAGATAGGCAATGCTTATACCACCACGAAAGACAGCATCACGACTTGGGCTGCTAAGGCCAAAGAGTGGTTCAACAATTCATCATTTGGTGGGGTCAACATGGAAACATGGACCGGATATGCAAATGACATTATCTCCGGTTTCAAGACGAAAGTGGGAAATGCCTATACACAGACCAAGGACAATATTACCACATGGGCCTCAAAGGCAAAGGAGTGGTTTAATAGTTCTTCATTCGGCGGAGTGAACAACGGTACATGGACCACCTACGCAAATGATATTATCACTGGTTTCAAAACAAAGGTGGGTAACGCATACACCACTACAAAAGATAACATCACAACCTGGGCGAGCAAAGTTAAGGAATGGTATACGAGCAGCGGCTTTGGAAACATCAATAGCAATACTTGGCAGACCTACGCAAACAATATCATTTCCGGCTTCCGGGAAAAGGTTGGAAACACCTATACCACCACAAAGAACAACATTACTACTTGGGCGAGTAGCCTGAAAGATTGGTTTTCTGGATCTTCATTCGGAAATATCAACAATGCCACATGGACCACTTATGCAGGAAATATCATAACTGGTTTCAGGAACAAAATAGGACTGTCGTACACAGATACGAAAAGCAATATCACAACATGGGCTTCAAACCTCAAAACGTGGTTCTCTGATAGTGGTTTTGGAGGCATCAATAGTTCTAAGTGGAGTACCTATGCAGAGAATATTATTTCCGGCTTCAAAACGAAAATCGGAAACAGTTATACGACTTGTAAGAGCAACATTACAACATGGGCTTCTAATGTAAAAACGTGGTTCACAAATACCTGTTCTTATGACAAGTGGTATGACATTGCAAAAAATGTGGTAGATGGTTTTAAGAACGGTATAGGAAATCTGTACTCTACCTGTAAGAACAACATTGAATCTTGGGGCAGCAGTATTATCTCATGGTTCAAAGACAAGCTGGATATTAACTCTCCGTCCAGAGTATTCAAACGATTAGGTGCATATTCCGTAGAGGGATATAACATCGGCGTAGAGAAAGAGGGAGAGAAAACAAAAGGAATTGTCACTTCCTGGGTAGATTCATTCGCTGATATGGACGTGAACCTCGGAACACGTCTGAAAATCAATGACAGTGCATTGAAAGAATACAGCAACAATTATGGAAGTGATTTCACGAATGAAGCAATCGTGCAGCGTGTGACAAGGGAGGTATCTACAAACGGAACCGTGCAGGCAACGCTTAATTCCGGCGGCGGTCTGAAAGAAGCTATCAAAGAGGCTCTGGATGATCTCGGAATAACAACCGCTGTGAGTGAGATTTCCAAGAACACCAAGACACAGGCTGATAAGAAAGAACAGACGATTGTTGAAATCGGTGGAAAGACAGTTACGGATGCAGTAACCACACAGCGCAATGCCAACGGTTACAGCTTCCAAGGAGCGTAAAGGAGGGATATGGAATGGCTTATATATCAGTAAATGGTTATGACTTTCCCCCTCCTAAACGTGGGGCAAAGCCAACTGTATCTACAATGGTGGATGCCGGAAGAAATGCCAACGGTACGGTCGTAGGACAGAGAGTTGGGCGAGATCAGTACAAACTCGACACTTTGGAATGGCCGTGGCTGACGGCAGCGGAGTGGAGCCGGATGCTAACGGTGTTGAGTGCGTTTTTCGTATATGTCACTTTCCCGGATCCGGTCACTATGAAAAAAATAACAATAAAGATGTACCCCGGAGATAGGACGGCAGAACCATATTGGATTGATACAGACGGAAATCCAATTACCTATCAGAGTTGCAAAGTAAACCTTATTGATTGTGGAGAGTGATGGTGTATGCAGAAAGTATCAAATGAATACAAGGCAAGCATGAAAAGCTCTCTGAGAGAGCGGTCATACATGATGATTTCATTCGGTCTGGTAAATCAGGAGGCACAGGCCAACGCAACTGTCATGGGAAATAATTTTGCCTATTACTCAAAGCAGACCGGCTTATTCGGTCAGCGAAAAGAGGACACTGTATATGCCACACTCGAACATGATTTCACAAAGGTTGACGGATCCATGTATTTTCTTCCAAGAGAGAATACATCCGGTAACTACTACGACACAGGTTTGATAAGCAAGCCTCTGATTCCGAAAAGTGGATATGAGCTACTTATCGAACTGAATGTTGTGGCAACAGACATTAAAGGCCTGACTATCAATTTTGGAGAGGTTTACCCTACACGTTTTGATATTTTGACAAGTAGCGGTCAGCGAATAGAGATTACAGACAATGATATGTCAGAGTTCAGTACAGAACAGGTGTTAGAGAATACCACCTATATCAAATTCATCTTCTATGAGATGAAAAATCCATATTCCAGACTGAGGATATATTCAATCCAGTTAGGTTACGGTCTTGTGTACTACAACGAGGATATTATGGATTCTAAATTAGACAGTTACATATCCCCGATTTGTGAGGATGTTCCACAGATAGATTTCATGGTTAAATTGCAGAACTACGATCAGTATTTCAATGTTGACAATCCGAACTCTGCAATCAACTTTTTGGAGACCGGTCAGGAGATGTATGTCTGGTATGGCTATCAGTTGCCGAACTCAGACACCATCGAATGGATAAGAGGCGCAAAGCTACAGTGTAGCGCATGGGAAAGTGATGATTACTCCGCAACGATACGATGCCAGGATCTCTTCCGAAACATGGATGAGGAATATTACAAGGGGTGTTATGCTCCGGCAGGAATCACATATTATCATGCGGCAGAACTGATATTCCAAGACGCAGGAATTACAGAGTATTACATTGACCCATACCTCAAAAAGTCAAAAACCAAAAACCCGATACCAAGGGTAAAACACAAAGAGGCATTACAGATTATTGCCAATGCCTGCAGATGCGTACTATCGCAGAACCGGTACGGCAGACCACAGATAAAATCATCATTCGCTCCTGAGTACGACATAACGTGCAACGGAGAGACAGAGTATTCCCATGTGCGGAATATTAAGAGTGAAGTGGCAAAACAGGAATACGCTTCATTCTCTCATAACTACACAACCGTAACTGCGGATATGTATTATCTGCCGGAAAACCAAAGCAAGGCAGATAAATACACAGGATATATTTCATTGCAGCAGTCTGGGAAAGATTGTCTGTTTGAACAAAATCCGATTATTTATATCACGCAGGAAACCGCCTGTATGTACTATGGTTTGCAACTGATGTTCGGATCTTCACTGCCGGACGGCATCATATTCAGAACTTTCAATGATGGTGCAAAGGTTGACGAGTACGAGATAACGGCAGACATTACCAAGAAACTGATTGTCCGCCACGATTTTGATGATTTTGATTTGATGGAGATTGAGTTCACTAAGACGAAAGAACCATTCAATCGAATTGTTGTAGATTACTTCTCATTTGGCGATATAACGGATTTTACAATGGAAAGGCAGGACATGACCTCTTCTCCGAAATCAATCAAACAGGAGCTTGTTAAGGCGGTCAGAGTGCCATGCTATTCATATCAGAAAGGCACAGCCGAAGAAACGCTCATAAGCGAAGAAACGGAAGTAACCAAAGGAGATGTGCAGACATATTACCTTGGAGATCCGACTTATGACTGCCGGGCAACATTCAATGGGTCAGCATCCAACGTAAGCATCATTGAACGTGGAGATTACTATGTAATGGTTAAGTTTCTGATTACTGGCAAGTACCAGTTTGAAATTATAGGACACAGATACAACATTGTTGAGCAGTATGCCACAAAAACACTTAATAGCAGAGGAAAGACCATCACATGGAAAAATCCTCTCGTAAGCGATATGGAAACAGCAAATCACTTGGCGAACTGGCTAGGAGATTACTATAACGCCGGTATTGAGTATGAGTACAATACCCGTGGCAATCCAGAGATAGACGCAAACGATATTGTGTATCAGGAAAATGCGTACCGTCCCGGATTAAAAGTAAATATCTACCGCCATGTTGTGAACTTCTCACAGAGCTTGTCTGGAAAGGTAATTGCCCGTAGGGTATCAGAAAAATAACGGAAGAAAGGAAGAGGAAAATGAATGGCTATTAAATCCGTACAGGCTATCGTAAATGGTGTGACTACCACACTCACATATGACAGCGCATCAAAGACTTACAAGGCTACGCTTACCGCTCCGGCAAAGTCCTCATACAATCAGTCAGGACATTATTACGGAGTACAGATCATCGCCAAGGATGAGGCCGGCAACACGACTACCGTAAACCAGTCGGATGCCATACTCGGAAGCAAGCTGAGGCTTACGGTAAAAGAGAAAACCGCACCGGTTATCACAATCTCTTCTCCGACAGCATCACAGTTACTTACGAGCAATCAGCCGACAATTTCATTCACAGTCACAGATGATGATTCCGGTGTCAACCCAGATACAATCAAACTGCTTATTGATGGTTCTGAAATATCTGGAATCACAAAGACAAAGACAACATCCGGTTACTCATGCAGTTACAAACCGTCCACGGCACTTTCAGACGGCTCACACACCGTTGTTGTAAAAGCATCCGACTATGACGGCAATGCAGCTACCCAGAAGAGTGTTTCATTTAAGATTGATACCGTGCCGCCTGAGTTATCAGTTACAAGTCCTGTAAACAAACTCGTCACGAATAAAACCACAGTAACGGTAGCCGGAACTACCAACGATGCAACATCAAGTCCGGTTACGCTGACAATCAACGGCAGTGCAGTAACTGTATATGACGATGGTACTTTCTCAAAGGATATAACCCTGAAAGATGGCTCAAACACCATTACCGTTGTAGCAAAGGACGGAGCCGGAAGAACCACGACCGTCACAAGAACAGTAACCCTCGATACAAAAGCACCGGTTATCTCAGATGTTTCATTGGCACCGAACCCGGCGGATGTCGGAGCAACCTATGTAATTTCTGTTTCGGTAACAGATTAGGCGGTGCGGCATGGCAGCTAACATATTGGTAAGGGACGTTACGATAAGTCCAAACCCCGTGCAGGCAAAGGGAAAATACACAATCTCAGTTTCCATTGAGGAACTGAAAGGCGTTGCATTTGTCGGCAATTATGTTGGCTCCTATGTCAATATATCAGACAAGGAAATTCCTGATAAATTGCCACTGGCATACGTTGGCAATTACACCAAAGGATAGGAGGCGATGAATAATGGCTGATATAGCAAATGTCACAGGAACACTTGACGATAAAGAACTGAATTTTCAGCACTCTATCGGAACCGTATATAAAGCCTCCGCAAGCATAGATGGTTCGGAAAAGGATCATGTAGCCGTATTGACGGCAACGGATTCTGCCGGGAATAGTACAACGGAAACAATGGTTATTTCTATCTCGGGTTCCTGGACCACTCCAAAAACAGATTGGTACGGTTACACAGACGATGATGGGATTTATCACGGAGACCGGTTCAACACGGAGGATTTCAACCGGATAAAGAACAACCTCGCATATCTCAGAGAGATAGCCGTGGCAATGTACCAGGAGTTTTCCATAAATGATCTGGGAGACGATAGGAGCAAAGACCAGTATTTTTATGCGGATGAGATAAATCAGTTGGAAGAAAACATTAAGCTCATAGCTGAAAACACATTTAAGCCGGACATAGGGGAGAACCCCTTATACACAGCGAATGGAAAGATTTTTGATTTCAACGAACTCAACCGCATTGAAAGCCTAATTTTGGATTTATTCAATCAGTTATTAAACCAATACAGAGGTCGGCAGATGCTTACCTTTAACTTTGGCATAAGGAGGGAGGCGTTCTAAGTGGCGTGGGAACGATTAAAGACAGACTACAAGGATGCCGTATGGTCCGGTCTGCGGAAGTTCATACCTATTGATAATGGAGACGGCAGTTATTCCGTAAAAGATGTGACCCAGTACACAGTGTACGATGAATCGTTTTTCGGTGCGTATGATGCCAACCGCATCAATACAGCCGTCAACGCAATCATGGCAGCATTGGAAAACGGAACAGATTTGTATGAGGTATTCACAGAGTTTTTTGAGAACCAAAAAGTTGAGTTTGACAAGAGAGCAAATCTGGATCTCGACTCATTCAATATCTTTCTCGACAATTTGCAGGCAACGGCAAATGCGGATGTTGTGCAGTTAAAGAAAGACTACACATCTGAAATGACAACGTTTGAGAACAATCAGGAAATATTGTTTAATCAATGGTTTTCAATGATTAAAGATCAGTTGTCAGCGGATGCAGCCGGAAAATTACAGAATGAAATCAACGATGTGGAAACCCACATCAGAAACCTTGCAGTGAAGATACATTTCAACGATACCGTTGGAACTGCTGCTGCAATAACTGTACAAAATGTAACATCCGGTAACAAATATACTGTTACAGATTATACTCAGCCTTTGTATCTCACAGAGGCAGGAGAGTACACAATAAGCATTGCGAATGACAACTATATAGTTGCCCCAAAAACATTTTCTATCAGCAATGCGGATCTTATGACACATAAGACTTTCAGAATCATGGACGGCAACGGATTGGCGTTTGTCGATGGTTTTGTAGGAGCCTATGTAAATAAATAACGGAGGTAGACAAAATGAGAGATTTCCCTAAGAGACTTGCAACCGCCGAGGACATTAGAAATTGTAAATCCTTGGTGGATGATGGCACATTTGCAGCAAAAGACCTGTTGGAAGCCATCGAAGATCTTGAAAACATGAATTATCTTCACTGCCCTATCCTTGCGGTAGGAGAGGATAAGAAAACAGTAACTATCAACTATTGTGCAGAGGCAAAGGCCGGAACAAAGGCAATCGTTGGCAACAAGACTGTGAACATCACGAATGTTACCCACGAAGAGGGAGAACCGGATGAGCACACTGGAGATACCCAGTTGGAAACAACCATTATCTCCACTTCCGCTATGGTTTCTACCGAAGCCACGGAAATTGCAGTTACCGCACCTTACACAATTTATGACAGTCTCGGCATGACAGCCGAAGAACTGAATCAGATCAAGGAGGAATTGGCTAATGAGTAAATTCTACGGTTATGATGAGGCAATGGAGAATGATATTGCAAAGATAACCACTCCAAAACTTGCTCTCATGTCTGATGTGGTGGCATCAGACAAGAAATTCATCCGCATGGAGAACGGAGCACTTACTGTAATCGCCGGAGTTCTGATTGCAGTAGGAAATTCTGTTTTTAAGACAGAAAAGACCACACTCACAGCAAGCAATTTGGACGGAACAGCTTCAAAATTTGAAGTCGGAAAAGATTACTGCATTTATATCTGCGATCCTACTGGCGGAGATGCCACGAACTTTGCCGCAGAACAGTATCGTATTTCCCTTAATACGACATATCCAAACGGTTATACAGCAGTTACATCAAGAAAGATCGGCGGTTTCCATTACGGCGTAGTCAGAAAAACAAATAGTTCCGGTATTCCAATCAGCGCATCAGGCGCGGCATTAGGAAGTGGATGGGAAACAAACGTAACAGAGGGGATCGTTCCTAACTCTGTATGGACTCTTCTCCACAGGCCTACTTGCGATCCTACCGGAATGGTTTATATCGGACCGTTCTGGGGAGACATATATCTTTCATCCGAAAATGGTGCCAGTGGTTTGCAGAGCAAAAAGGGTGCTGTGCCGATTACTGGAACAGAGGGATTAAACTGGTATATCGCCAACGAGAGAGCTATGAGAGTAGGCAAGAGACTTCCTACCTACGCCGAGTTCTGTAAGGGCGCATACGGATCTCCGCAGGGAGCGGACGGCAACAACACTTACGCATGGTCCGCAACTTCCAATACAGCAAGAACCACTTGCGGAAATGTTAAGAACGCAGTTTCTGCAACGAACGTTCGAGACCTTGTTGGAAACGTATGGAAGTGGCTTGATGAGTTCATTCACGACCCTACCGGATCAGCATGGAACTGGTATGACGTTATGAGCGGTCAGAAAGTTGGCCAGCTTTACATGGCCAACAACACTGGCTTGCACGCGCTCATTGGCGGTGGCAGCTGGGGCGACGGGGTTCACGATGGCTCGCGGACTGTGCATTGCAGCAGTTGTCCGTGGAACGTGAACACGAACGTTGGCGTGTGGTGCGTCTGTGACTCGCTGTAAGCTGATGGGGACCGGCGAAAGCCGAGTCCCTTGCAGTTGAAAGGTTGGGTGTAATGGCATACGAAAGCAAATATGAAAATCCCTCCACTCTGAAAATGGACTACGTTCATACAGAGGCGCACCAGATGGCATACGATCTCTCAGTATATCTCCACAGAAAAGTAAGGGATATGCCACATTACGAGAAATTCACTCTGCAAAAGGATATACGAGAAAGCATAGACGGAATCATGGATGAGATAGAAGCATACGAGAAATCAAAAACAATCAGCCACCTTTATGCAGCCGACAGGCTGAAAGGAAAACTGGCACGGAAAATCCGAATGTCGCACGATCTTAAATATTCCGCAATGAATGACAGAGTATACGAATATTGTGCAACACAGATCGGTATTCTCGGTGCGTATATCGGAGGGTTAATAAACAAGGCACAAAAGGAAAAGAAATCAAAATAAGCAACTATCTTGGGGTAGCTGTTAATTCGCACTGTCGCTCCGTGGCTTGCACGCGCTCATTGGCGGTGGCAACTGGAACAACGGGGTTCACGATGGCTCGCGGACTGTGAATTGCAACAATTATCCGTGGAACGTGAACACGAACATTGGCGTGTGGTGCGTCTGTGACTATTTAGAAAACTGTCAGATTGGTGGAGCTACGGCTTGCCAACAAGGATTATTTGATAATCATTTATTGAATAGTCAGACGGCTATCCCGACCCGTGCAAACCGGGCGAACTTAAAACAGCGAAGCCAAATAGTAGCGAAAGCGAAGGAAGTGTGGCGTAAGCATTATTTATGAAGAGAATAACAGGTCTTATGAAAAACATCTGTACCATGAAGAACGCATTGATCGCATATCAAAAGGCGAGGCGGTGCAAAAGGTACAGACCGGAGGTTTTGGAGTTTGAAGCAAACAGAGAGGAATACCTCAGCAAAGCCATCCGGGAATTGGAAAGTTTGACATATACTCCTGGAAAGTACAAGGTATTCAAAGTTTGGGAACCCAAAGAGCGTATAATCATGGCTCTGCCATTTTACGATAGGGTTATCCAACATATGATTGTCAATTACATAGAGCCGATATTTGAGCATCAGTTCATCTACCATTCCTATGCTTGCAGAAAAGGGAAAGGTGCTCACAGAGCCAGCAAGCAGTTGACAAGGTGGCTATATAATCTGGAAGTTGTGCAAGGCAAATCAGTCTATGTACTGAAAGCCGACATACACCATTACTTCCAGAGCATAGACCACAAGGTTCTGAAAAGAGAAATTAGAACCTACATTAAAGACAAGGACTTACTCGTAATCCTTGACCGGATAATAGACCATAATGGGATATTCCCGGACGGTGTCGGCATACCGGTTGGAAATCTTACGAGCCAACTATTTGCCAACGTGTATTTACACCGATTGGATATGTTCGTAAAACATACACTTCATGCGGAACATTACATGAGATATATGGATGATTTTGTGATTATATCAGAAGATCTCGAACAGTTGAAACGGTGGGAGAAACAGATAGAAATATTCCTTGCGGATGTTCTTAAATTACAATTAAATCCAAAAACAACCATTGTTTATGCAAAGAACGGAGTGGATTTTGTTGGATATAGGCATTGGAACTCTACGAAGAAAATCAGAAAGGATGCTATGCGTAGACTGAAACGCCTTATGAAGAATTTTAAAGATGGAACTATCACGGAAGAATTTTTCGACAAATCGTTTACAAGTAGAATTGGTTCGATAAAACACGCCGACACCTACAATCTGGTGCAAAAGATCACCTGTGAAGCAAAGGAGTTAAAGGAAAGTCATGCGTGATGGAAGTTATGTCATTGTAGATAGGCTGTGTGAGGCAACCACACAACTGCTTGAAATAATTAAAAAGCAGGAAGAAATCATTGAGCAGTGCAGAATATCGGATGAACTGCATAAGGAACTCGATGATATGAAAAACGACGTGGATCAGAAGATGGATTTAATTGAGTATGATTTGAGATCATACAGACGGGAGTGTGAAGAATGATAGATTTTATCGTGAAATATTGGATCGAGTTTCTTTTTGGATTGATAATCAGCGGAATGGGCGTGATGGCGAAGCTGATGTACAATCAGCACTTAAAAAACAAAGCCATTGACAAGGGCGTAGAAGCTCTTTTAAGAAATGGTATCGTTCAGACATACAATAAGTGGTCTGAGAGGGGTTACTGCCCTATATACGCACGAGAGAACGCCACAAGGATGTATGAACCTTATCACATACTTGGTGGAAATGATGTTGCGACAGACTTAATCGAAGATCTGAAAGGGCTACCGACAGAACCGCAAAAGAAGAAAGAGGGTGTAGAAGATGATACTTAAAATTCTTATAGGTTTCGCTCTCGGCTACATTGCAGCTTGCGTGACATTTTACATCCTGCAGAAAAGGGAGCGTAGGCGGAGAAAAGAGAAGAAAAAGAAAGTAAGCCTGAACACCTATGCAAAGGTAGCTACTACTGCGGTATTGGCTCATGGGATGGTCCTTACATCGTGTTCCTATATCCTCTCATGGATAGGCATGGATCCGGTGGTGGATGTATCAAGCACAATCGTCAAAGAAATCGTAGCTCCATTGGTGGTTTACCTTGGAACAAATACGATTATGAACATCTTTGAAAAGAACAAACTCAGTTTTTCAGTACCAATCAACAGCACCGTCATAAGCAAAGACGGAACCACACACAAAGCCTCTGATGATGAGGCAGTAGGATAGGAGGTCATATTATGACAATGGAATTTTTAATTGTAGCACTGTTCGCAGTATCATTACTCACAAACCTTACCGTTGAGGGAATCAAGAAACTTCTGGATAAGAAATCTGTTGACTATTCATCGAACGTGATGGCAGCAGTTACCGCAGTCGTTATCTCCGTGGCACTGTCCGCCGGGTATCTGATTTACACAGAAACGATGCTTAATGCAAAGATTGGCGTTGAACTCATTGCCCTTGCGTATCTTAGTTTTTTAGTTGCCACGAACGGATATGACAAAGTTATTCAGGCAATCAAGCAGATCAAACAGATTGGAAACCAGTAAGAGAATATTATTCAGAGCCATGAGCCGGATGTGAATTAACACACCCGGCTCTTTCTTTTTAAGGAGGCACGGATCATGGCATTGAAAGGTACGACAGCACAGGAGAGGGCATGGAACTTCTTTTGTGCTAAAGGATTAAGCCATTACGCCGTAAGTGGTGTCATGGCAAGCATAAGAGCCGAGAGCGGATTCAATCCTCGCAATCTGCAGAACAGTTGTGAGAAAAAGAGCGGGTATACAGATGAAACATATACCGCTGCGGTAGACAACGGCAGCTATGGGAACTTTGTCCGGGATTCCTACGGCTATGGGTACGCACAGTGGACCTATTGGAGCAGAAAACAGAATCTTCTCAATTTTGCCAAGAAGAAAAATAAGTCCATCGGAGACGAAGAGATGCAGTTGGAATTTCTGTGGGAGGAATTGACCGGATCGTACAAAGGGGTTCTTACAAAACTCAAAGCCGCAAAATCCACACAGGAAGCATCCAACATTATCCTGACCGGATATGAAAAGCCGAAAGATCAGGGACAAAAGGTAAAGGCAACCAGGGGGTCTTATGCCAAGGAATATTATAACCAGTTTGCAGTGAAAAAGGAGGAAAAGACAATGAAAGTAATTATCGGAAGTGCAAGAAGAGATGAGAACGGAAAGTATGCCGGAGGAAAGCCGGGAGATCAGGATGGCATAGAGGTAAGCACACAGAATTATTATGTTCATACCAAAGGATGGTATATGTTCCGCTTCCTGAGTGACGAACACGCAAAGAAAGTTGCTAAAGCAATGTGGGATGCCTGCATGAACAACAATATTGGCTACTGTCAGGCGCACAGATCCATTATGGCAATGCTTAAAAAGTACGGCAACATGAAAGCAATCGGAGAAAAGACAGAAACAGATTGCAGCGACCTCGTAAGAGGTTGTATCTATGAGGCAACCGGCATTGACGTGGGAGCCTTTAGCACCGCAACGGAGCCGTCAGTATTAGAAAAATCAGGCCTGTTTGCTAAAAAAGTTTCCGTTACATCTGCAACCGTCCTTAAATCAGGAGACGTTCTGGTTACAAAGAGCAAAGGGCATACTGCTATCGTTGTTTCCGTAGGCGGATCAGCCCCAAGCGGAAGCACATCAACATCCAAACCGGCAGTGTCTGGCAGTACAGCAAGGGTTGAGAGTGCAAGAAGTAAAGATGCAGCAATCGCCGGAAAATACAAAACGACTAGCAATCTGTACCTGAGAGTTGGAGCCGGCACCGGTAAAACCGCAATCACTTTAATGCCAGCCGGATCATCGGTACAGTGTTATGGTTACTACACAACCTACAACGGAACACGTTGGTATTATGTGGTATATGGAGACAAAACCGGATTCTGTTCATCTGCATATTTACAGAAAGCCTAAAGCGATGTAAGATGGTATAAAATCGAAAAGGACTTCGTTGGTAATATGCCCATAATATACAAATGAAAGCAAAAACCGCATAAACACTGAGACCTTGTGCTACGGCTATGCTTGCACAGGGTGTTTGCTAATCTGTAGGCACTTATTGAATAATGACTATAAAAACCCCTCCCACAGATAGAAGTCTGTGGGAGGGGTTTTGTAATAATATTTCAAAGAGAAAACTAAT